ATAGGTCATTGACTGGACATCGGGTAGCGCATCAAACGCCAGCGCAGCCAGTGGCGCCGCCAGCTTCCGGACGTGGCGATCAGGCCACGATGGCGAAGTTGTTCCGGTGTCATTGCTCGACCGAACGGCGGAAGGTAAAGCCGGTTCCGCAATCGGCTTGAATAGTGAAGTTGTTGCTGGCGCCGACGCCGGCGTTGACGGAGCCCGATCCGGTAATGGCGCCCTTGCCGGCGCATTCAATATCCACCGGATGATTAATTCCAGAGAATGACTGGCCGCCGGTTGCGCAGCCGGCGAATAGAGGGAGAAGTAGCGCGATGAGTAGCGTTTTCATTTGGGTGGGCCTTTAGGATCAACCAGCGCGGCGGTGAAGATACCAAGCGCCAGCAGGGCGTCGCGCAGAAACGCGACCAACGGCTCAACCGGCGACCGGCCGAGATAGACAAAAGCCGCCCAGGCCATGAACAGCACCAGGGACAGCCCGATTTTTTGACGTGTGGTCATGATTTCCCTTTCATAAAAGCGCGCTCGATAGCCGGTACATTCGACGCGACCAGCCATTGCGGAATCGCGCCTGCGTCGGGTCGCGCGCGACAATCCCGGCGTAGAAGGCATTGCGCAGATCCATGTAATCGTCAATCAGTACCTTGATCCGGTTGCGCATTACGTAGTCATTAACGGCATATAGCGTCTTCGGCCCTATGGCGCCGTCAACCGGCGACATGACAACAGCCTGCAGCCACTTGGACGCGCGGCTGACGCCGTGCTGCACGGCTGAATCGAAGACCATCAAATCGATGCGCGGGGCCAGGTCGTCGCCGTGGATGCGGCGCCAGTAGTGGTTCCGGTAGATGGCGGCAACTTCCTCATTACTGATCAGGCGCACCGAATGCAGCGGCAGGCCGTGCGATTCCTGCCAGTCGTCATAAGTGCGCTGGGTGATGCCCTGATTCGTCGCGCCGCCGTGGTCTGCCGGGTCATCCACATAGCCGCCCTCGGCGCGCAGGACGAAGGCGAGGCAGTCCGGGTAGCGGTTGGCGGTCATTTGGTCGGTCCTTTCAGATCAGGGAAGGGTCAAAAACTTCCTTTCGGCCCATTTTTCCAGCGCGAACAGCCCACGGCTGCCCATGTGGCCGGCGATGCCGATCAGCGCGGCGGTGACCAGGGGATTGATTGCCGATGCTTCACACAGCCAGAAGGTGATCAGGCCGGAAAATCCGCTGGTCATCAGCTCGCCCACCAGTTCGACCAGGTTGAACGGCCTCGCCTCGCCGGATCGACGCTTGCGCAGGAAGCTGATGGCGCCGCCCCATGCGGACAGGAAGACGATCCAGACGTAGGTAATGAAACTGTAGGTGGTGGGGTCTTTTTCAGGCATGTCAATCTCCTTAAATATCCGCCGTCACGCGCACCACGTTCGTACCGTCAGCATAGATGATGGCACGCTTTCCAGCAGCAACGACAACTCCGGTTCCAGTTGCCCCGATGAACTGGAGGCCAAATCCACCTGTGGTGTTGTTGAAGACCGTCCACTGACGTGCTCCAAGGGGTACGGTAATGTTGCGCTGTAGGGTCAGGGCGCCGGTGAATTCCAGGATTTGCGGAAGGGCCTCGCCAAGGGTGAGGGTATAGTTTGCGTCACTCAGAGCTTTTACTGTCCGCCCGCATACGGGGTAGTTTGGGATTCGGTAGTCAGTGTAGTTTGTTACCGTAGCCGGCCCAGTTATAACAGCATAAAGCGGGATACTTCCTGAGGTAAATCCTGTTGTGTTCTTACTCACTACCCCTGCACGAGTCGCCTCTACATAGTTGGTATTTGAGGCAGTTAAGGTTACAGTACCGTTTGCAATAATAGAAAATGAACTATCAACAAGCCACCTCCCCCCGTAGTACCCCCAAGTCAACCCAGAGCACGTAGATTGACGACGACCGAAGATCGTGGCGGGGCTTGCCGCGTCAAAATAGGCGTTTGCTGTAACTTCCTTCGAAGCTTGCGATTGGGCAATCGCGTCAAAAGTTGGGGTTGAGTCTGACATTGTGTTACCTCGTAATGGATGTGGTTAGTGGGTATCCGCGTCCGACGACAGCAGAGATTTGATAAATCTTGACGTACAGCGTGGCTTGATTGCTTCCGAAGTCCGCCACCTGTTCAGCGCTGGTGTAGGTCGCCGTGGCGGATGTCAGGCCAGTAATCGTGCGCTTGAGCGTGGTGTAGGCGCCGCTGCTGTATATCTCCACGTCGTAGAGTTCAGAGGATTCTCCGAGCGAAGCATCAACCAGATCACGCCATGCGCCGCCGATGCGCGTGCGGCGAATCCAGGTCAGCGTCCAGTCGTTTGTTGTCGGATGGCGGTTGCCGTTCAGATACACCGGGCTCAACGGCTTGAGGTTCACCGCCGAATAGGTGAAGGCGACCTGGTCGGACGCGGAGGAACTGATCGCGCGGCCTTCCGTGACGGCCTGATAGGACCGCGCAAGGCCGATGCTATTGGTATTGGAGGTGAGGAAGGACAGCGACGTATCGAGCGCAATCACCTCATCGCCGGAAACATGCGTCGACATCGCCCACTCTGTCCCAGCCCTGCCGCGCAGCAGGTTGGTCAGCACGTAGCTTCCATCCCCCTGCAGCGTGCAGGTCTGCGCAGCTATAATTTCCCATCGTCCGTGCGCGCCGTAGGCGAAGTGGTTGGCGCCGTTGAACATGGATAACTCGCTGACGCTGCTGGGCTCCGGACCATAAAAATTCACAGCGAGCGTGCCGGCCTTGTCGATCAGATCGGTCCCGACCACGCCCAGCGCATTGGACGCCACACCCATGGTCGCACCGGGGGAAGATACACCCTGCACATCCACCCAGGTCTGCCCGTTGTCATCGCTGCGAAACAGCACGCCGCCTGGCCAGCCCGCCAGATACCCCGTCATTGCCATGGGGAAACCCGCTGTGTTCAGATCGTCCGCCAGGGTCGGAATATCCAGCAGCGCCACGCGCGAATCTCCAGACAGCTTAAGGGCAACGCCTGTCGACGCACCCGCCGCGCCGACCGCCGCCGCTGTATAGACCGCCGTCGAATCGTACTTCGCCGCGCATTCAACGCGCCCGTCCGACGTGTAGGTGATTGACGTCAACCGCAGCCTGTAGGTCGCTTCGTTGGCGTTGACCACGATGACATCTCCAGGCTCCAGCGCACCACGGCTTGGCGGCAAGGAAAACGTCAGGTCGTAGCGTTCCAGCCAATAGAGGTAGAGCAGCGTTTCTGCTGTTTTGGCCGCCTCATCACTGCTCATCACGAGCGCCAGGCTGATCTCGGAAACATTGACCGCGTCGGTATTCAACCGCTCGGCATACTGCTGGCCCGAGTCATATTCACGCTCGACGTCGAGGTAGCTCAGGACCACTCGCCGCGGCAGTACGGAATCCATCTCGCGGCTATTGGTGACCGACACGCCCGGCGCCTCGCCAATGCCGCGCGCATCGAGCTCGGAAGCCGCAATCGTCGCCACGCTGGCGCTGCCGCGTGGCTTGAATTTGATCTTGTACCCGCTCTGCACCACGTCGAACGGCCACGCACCTTGCAGCGGCTCGATAGCCGAGCGGATCGATGAAATGCTTGTGGTTCGATAGCCTTTTACCAGTGACGTGAGAAGTGATACATCAATGTCGCTTGCTGTGAGCAGGGCGCTTTTAAGACATTCGGGACTTACAACACTCGCCAGTGTGACCGAGGACGTCGATAGTCTGTCGATGCTGTAGTACCTGACATCGATTGTCTCGCTCACGCTGTTTGGGCGCGCGGATATTATTATTCCATCGATGATCTTTATGTAAATGTTGAAATACGTTCCGGTGGTCGGGCTGCCGTCAATAGTCCCTTCAAATGTCGCAGTCAGCGCATCCAGAGAGAACTTGAATACCTTGCAGGTTGCCGACGACGGGCCATCAAAATACCAAAGGAATCCCCCATAGGGGCATAACAAATTTTCTCCGACATGGTATACCGGATATCCATCAATCACAGAAGGGACAGTCATCACGGCGACCTGGTTAAGGCTCGCGTCGTACTTTCTGATGTACCCCAATACCCCGGTCGATGTGTTTGTCTCAAGCGTGTAGCAAAATGATCCGTCTGTCGTTCCGAGCCGTGTCAAATTCGTTACTGATTTTTCCAGCGCAGGGAGCGCCCCTTTAACGATCACCCCGATCATGGTTCTATTGCAAGCAAACAACAGATCACCATCCTCGACCAGGTTTGCCGATCCTGAGTAGAGAGATACCGAAAAGTATGGGGTTGAGTCAGGCCAAAACCGATCTGGGTTGTCTGAAAGCATTCTCGCCGGTACCGGATATCCGGTTACACCTGCGGGAAGCCCGGTGATTACTGACATAGCGCCTAGCCTGTTGTCATGTTTCGCATAGGTCAATCCAGTCGTTAAAGTGCTGTCCCAGGCCGGGTTAAAAACCCTGACCAGATCCATCGATATGTGGCATCCGATATAGGTATAGGCGTATCCGTATGTCCCCAGAGATTTCGGCGAGCTGATGAACTGCGAGATCAGCGGAAACTTTGTGGAATATCCAGCCTTTACAATCTCGACCTTCACCTGCACGCCGACGAGCGAGTTGTTGTAGGGGGCAAGCTGGAGGTCGTTGAAGACGATATAGGCCAGGCCGCGATAGGCGGGTGTGTTGGCCACGCCAAGCGTCGCTTGCATTCGCGAGTCAGCAAGCTGCGACGCGCTCCCCGTGTGTAAAGTGAATACTGAGCTGGCCTGGTTGCTGGCGATAATCGTGGCCAGATCGGTTGCGCCTGCGTCGTAAAACAAACGGTTACCTAGCCATATACGGCGAATCCCTGCGATTGGCGTCCCGTCCGTGCAGTCGAGCAGGCCGACGGCAAAGGTCGCGGAGTACGAAAATGTCGTCGTCGTCGTTTTCGGCCCGCCGCCCTTGCCTCCGCCACTCGTCTCTTTCCTCTGCGTCTCCTTGAGTTGGTTGTTTTCCAGCCAGAAGATATTTCCGACAACCGGGAAGGTGCCGTAGCCGCGCGGGATGAAGGCACCATAGGTCGCGGTGGCCACCGACAGGTCGGAGAGTCGCGGCCCCTGATTTACCGGCCCCTTGGGCGGATCGAGGTAGCCACCAATAGCGATCCCGATCTGAGCGCCGTAGAGCGCGCCTTGCGGGCCGCCGACAAAGAAGCCGCCGACCGCGCCGAGAGCGCCGCCAATTGCCTGCCCGCCGGTACTCATGCCAATCCCTTGAAGCGATACGCGCAAACGATGCGCGCGGCCCATACCGATGACAGCCGGTGCTCGCAGACCCTACCGACCGAGGCATAGCTGTGGATGATCGTCTCGCCCGCCAGGATCGCCAGATGCTGCGGGTCGCCGGCGAAGCGGATCAGCAGTACATCACCCGGATGGCGATCCATCGCCGCGACACGCTCAAGGCACGGCTGCTCGTCAAGCGCACACTGGAGCTGCCCGTGCGACGGCGACCGGCTGTAGCCTGTCCGATCCACATACTCGGCGCCGAGCGACTGCGCCACGGCCACCACCAGCCCGGCACAGTCAAGCGCCAAGCCGGGGATGCGGCCCTGATGCAGAAACGGCGTACCGAGGCAGGCGCGGGCAGCGGCAAGAATTTCGTCGGCGCTCATCCGCCCCCCACTTGGCTGTACTGGCTGCTCGTCGGAATGTTGGTGAAGAAGAACCCGTTGACCACGTTGCCGTACTTGTCGCGGCAATCCTCCAGGCGCTTGCGGCAGCCCGGCACCATCGAATACGCATCGCCGATCACCGGCGGGTAATGAAACGGCTCGAAAACCTCAATCGTGCCGTCCGCCTCGTAGCGCTTCACTTCCCGCAACTTCAGCCCGGCGTTGGCGCCGCTGGTAAATACCAGTGTTCCGTAGGCAAAGCGGTCGGCCGCTTCGCCGCGCGCCGCATCGCGCATGATCGACGCGCTGGTCACCGCCGTCAGCGTTCCGGTCACGGTGATCGCCGGTAGGCTGATGCCGCAGCCGGTATCTCCAAAGGTGCGCTGGCAGGCGGCTGTATAGGTCAGGCCGACCGATTGATTGAGCGCATCTTCCAGCGACATCTCCTCGATGCTGTAACGCGCATCCTTGAGCGTCGTCTTGCCCAGGAAGCTGGCAACAATCGGCTCCTCGTCCTCGACCGGCGCGTTCCAGGTGGTGGCAAACAGATAGGCGCGGGCGTTGTCGAAGACGCCGCTGGCAATTTCGTTGTACCCGATCCCGGCCAGGCCACTGATGCCCTCCAGGTCGATCATCGCCGGGTTGAGCCCTGCCGTTGCACTGTAGCCGGTGAAGTCGTAGCCGGACGCGGACAGGTAGGTATGCCCGCCCATCACCAGATCGCGCACATACCGCGTCAGGTAGATTGGCGAACCGGACACTGGCACTATGCGCAGGCAGATCGTCCGGTAGCGGTAGTCGGCAATCATTGCTTTCATGGATTGAGCAATTCAATCAAGGTCAACGAAGAGATATCCCGGTAGTCTATTAGATTTTGCGTAATCATCAAAACGCTGTCAAAACGTGCCGGAATATCAAACTCGCAACCTCCCTTGACCGTTTCTCCTGTTTGCGGCTGCGTGTTTACCGTGCCCCCACTGGTGTAGGTCGAGAAGGCAGTTGAGTTGATGGCCACAGTAATGGTCGTTGCGCCGATGGCGGTGATGGCGCCGCGCAAGCCGTTGATCTGCGTCATTCCGGCGACGCCGGAGAAATACACCGACTCGCCGACCAGCATCGTGTGCGCGCCGATGGTGGCCACCGCCTGCGCGGCCTTGGCAATGCCTGTGACGGCGCGCGTCTTGTTCGCCGAAAACGTCACCTTGCCGGTCGTCGTATCGACGCTCCAATTCACCACCGGGGTATTGAGAATCTCCAATGCACCGATGGCCACGCGGGTTGTGCCAGAAACCGGTTTGAATAATGTCCGATAAGGAAGGCCGATTGACAACGGGGTTCCGCCCTCGCCATAGACTTTTTGTAATTGATACGTTGTTCCTGCGACCACAAGACCGAGCGTTTGGTCAAATGCTGTTGGCGTTCCGGTTTGTCCGTTCGTAGTGTAATCGTCAAGACATTTAACTCGGAAACCCGCATATTTTCCAAATGCGCGATGATAAGTATTGGCAATGTTTTGATAGAGCGTAGCGGCCTTGGCATCGTAAGCAAAGATAAACTCTCGAACTGGGAACGGATGAAGAAGTTCCCGATACTCGCTGTCATCTGAAGTTTTGGTGATTCTTACTCTGTAGTCGTCACCGTATGAGGCACCATACTTAACCGCAATCGATAAACGTTCTTCTAAAAATTCAGCCATTATGCATATCTTTGCGCGTTACTGAACGCCGACAAGACCTCTCTTGCCCCGATCCCTGCCGCCCTTCTTGTTTCGGAAGGCGTTCCAGGAGGGACGTGAACGCTCATATTGTAAACGTTGCCGCTGGGCTTGTTTTGTTTGTTTTCAGATGCTGGAACAATTTTCTCGCCCTTGTGAACCTGAGCAACCATGTCCCGGGGAACGTAATCAATGCCTACCGCGAACTGAGGAACGCCGGCAGCTAACCCAGCGGTATCCCCAAAGCCAGGAAAACTAGCATTGCCGCCAAGACCGCTCAAACTGCTTAGGGCGTTGCCAACCCATCCGCCAACGTCCCCGGTTTTGCCCATGTCGCCAAAAAGACGGTTCATAAGATCGGCCGCAACGGCTTGGGAAATCATTTGCCGGATCATCGTTCCGAAGCTTTGAAGCATGCCTTTTGTTCCAGCAGCGAACGGATCGAATAGGAAATCTGCCAATGCCTTCTGCATGTTCTGTGCAGCTGATTTTGTGAACTCATCCAAAGCGTCCGCTTCTTTTTCCAAGGATGTAGCATTGCGTCCGAGCGCGACATCCACCACTTCGGCATACTGCTTCATCGCAGCTTCCGAACCTTCGATTCCAAATTTGTTATCCAAATAAGCGTCAGCAATACGTTGCATCTGCTCCCGTTGTTTCTCAAGTTTCGCGGTATCGGTATTGGCGATCAGATAATCCATTTCTCTTCTGATCTCAAGCACTTTTAATTCAGCTGTCGCAGCGGCGGTTGCTTCAATTGCAGTTTGCTTCCAAACGTCCGGCATATTCTCCCACTCAGGAGCACGCATAAGATCAAGCAAAACCTTCTGTGCAGTATTCAGATCTCTGGTTGCATCATCAGCGGTGACCACAGATTCTCGAATGCTGTTCAGTGCTTCGGCATAAGCCTTTGCTTGTTGGTTTTGCTTTTCGACCGCAATTTGCTTTTCCAAAAGCACAACAATTGACGCCCTATGCGCCGCGGTCAACTTCAACTCGCCCATTGCGAGATCTTCAGCGAACTTGGCAGCAGTCTTTTGTCCGTCTGTCAACTTGTTCTGCCCGTCGCCTTCAAGAATCGCCGCTGAGGTCTTTTCGCGGATTGACCTGGCCAGGTTAGAATAAGCGGTTGCTTCCTTATCAACTGCGCTCGCTCCGCCACCACCTCTCCCCGTCTTGTTTCCAAGCGTCAAAGCTTCGGCCGCTGCTTTCGCCCGAGCAGCATTGCCTTGCCTGATGCGTTCTTCCTCACTCATAGCCGAGGTTTTCGGCGCTGACGGTTTGGGATTCATGACAGAGGTTTCAAAGGCTGACAACGCCTTAGCGGCCGCTGCATTGTCAGCAAGCATTTCCGTTCTTATCGCCAAAGCTGCTTTAAAACCTCCGCCAGTTACCAAGGCGTTTGCTTGTGCTGCAATCCCTCCGATCTCACGACCTATTGTGGCAAAAACATAGGCGACATTGGCACCTAAAACCAACACCGCTTCTTTTACCGTCCGGAATGCTTTCGACAAACCTTCGCCGATATTCGAGATCATTCCTTCTGCGCCTGCTTTGTCCAACTCCTCATTTGCCGCTTTCAAAGCAACAGTCAGGGTATCGACTGAATCGCTCAAAGCCGGTAAGAAAATCTCACCGACTTTGATTTTGAAATTGTCCCAATGGCGCGTCAGCGAAGACATTGCCTTACCGGCTGTACCCATCGCTTCTTCGTATATGCCTTGATACTTCACGCTCTCTTCCAAAACCGCGTTGGTGCGTGCCATGACTTTTTGCTGCTCGGTCAGTTTGTCAGAGGTCGTTCCAACTTGGGCCGCGAGCTTTTTATAACTTGCCTCCCAACTGATCTGCATACCCATCGTTTTGAGAATTTCCTGCTCGCCTGACTTGATACCATGGATCATTCTGAGCATAGCATCGGACGAATTTATGTTAGCGACTACCGCCAAATCCTGCGCAGCTCGTCCGAGATCGCTTGCCTTGGCGAGATCGATATTGGCAGTTGCCAATTGAATAACGGCGTCTCGGGATTGCATCATGGAGATGCCTTGCGCCTGCAACTCTTTGGAATATTTTTCGACTTCGGCACGAGTATAGCCTGCATTGTTGCCTGCAATCTTCATGACGATACCAAGGGTTTCAAACCGCGCTGCCATTAAAGCAGAATCTTTTATAAATCCGGCGATCTGCCATGCTGCGAACGCCTTGGCGACGCTCGCATAAATCTTGCGCAGCTCGTCCGATGCTGTGGTCAGTTTTTTGGTCTGAACTTCAGCGCGCGTGCCCTTTTCCGTCAGCTTGTCAAGTTCCGTGCCACCTTGCTTAACTGCGTTGGCGTCAACTGCTAGAACTAGTGTCGCTACATCCGTGCTCATATTGTGCTTTCAGCCAAAGAGTGTCCAGCCTTCTAATAGCGGATAATTCCCACGTTTCAAGCGGCATTCCAACCGTTCGAGACCATTCGCGGATATCTGTCAAGCTTAACCGCTCACCGTTTCGCCTTTCTTCGTGTAGCTCGGTAAACCAATTCCAAAGATGATTACATAAAACCGGCAACTCGGGCGCTTCTGCTAACTGTTCCGGCATCACGCCAGATTGTCTATATAGGCTTTGAAGATGGGTTTTTAACGTCTCTCCGTCATCTTGCCTTTCCAGCAATGCAAACTCTGACTCAGCAAAAGCCTCTAGCTCGCTGGTCAGGTCTTCAAAAAATTTGCGAGGTCACCGATTCCCTCATCTACTTGTCGCTTGATCCACGGCAAAGCATTGTAAACAAGCAAGGCGTTTTGAGCCGTGAAAGCGAGTTCTTCGCCCTTAAAGAGCAAGGTCCTTGCATCCCCAGTGCGCCACCCAGTTGAACAGGCAACCAACGCAGCAGTGCTATCCTCCTCGGCTGCCTCGACCGTCGCCACTTCGGGATCTCGCCCACGCTTACGGCTCATCGCTTCTTTGCGAAGGCGGGTATTGATCGACTGACGAGTGTATTCCTTGAAGGCTTGAGAATCGCGACCGAGAATGGAAATCCAAATGTCAAGCGGTGCGTCGGTTGTCGGATGACGGAGTTCAAGTTCTGCGCCGGCATCGCAAGCGGCAACGGTATCGAGAGAAGCGAGATCCAAAGGGTTCATGCCTGGCTGTCCTGAATAGTCAAAATTGTTTGATCCCATGCTAAAGCAGCGCCGCCGGCACTGTTCAACTCAGCGGTGAAGGGATAGGTTCTGAGGATTGATTTTTCGCCATCATCCGGGGCGTCGCCAGTAAGCTTGATACGTCCCATGGTAAAGGTCATGAAGTCGGCAGTTGCGCTCGGATCAACTGTGGCCACAATAATCAGGCTGATTGGTGTTTCCGCGTCGTAAAGAGACTGCAATGTGGCCGAGTCAAACAGAGCGGTAAATGATCCACTCACCTTAATACGGCCGCGATCCATGTCCGGGGAAACGTTTGAACCGAGCACCGCGCTGACCGGTTTCACGCCACCATCAACGGTAATCTGTGCGCCAGTAATGTTTGTGACCTCGGTGCCTTGCACAAAAATTGAACCGTTAAGCGCAGACATGACCGCAGTGACCGTTTCAACGGCGGGAGTCGTGAAGCTTTGCGAGGCTCCGAGCGTTCGGGAAAGACCAATAACGTCGAAACTAATTGAAGCGTTGCCCGTCGCCGGCAAGTTCAGGTTGATCGAACTCACCTTGCAATCGTCAAACCGCTCGGAACGGGTCAGGTCAGAATACCATTCTTCAAAGGTGAAGAACACATCGGTATGTCCGGTGAGAGGAACCAAAGTCTTCTTGCCAACGACCGTAAAGGTAACGGCATCGCCGGACGACTTGGCGGCGGCGGGCAGACCGTCCAAAAAGATGCCAGACATATTGCCAGCCGTTAGCGCGGTAATCAAAAAATTTCGATCATTGTTTCCGGCACCCCCAGCGGAGAATCCTGTCCAGCGGCCAACGTCGCCGACCTTGAGTCCGGCAGTCAAATATCCTGCCGAAGCATCCACAAACTGGGGAGCGCTGACCGCCGCAGTCACATCAGTGCCCGCTGCCATTGGCGTGGTAGCTGCAAATGCTTTTCTCATGCCGGCGGCAATAAGTTCTTCGTAAGTTTGGCAAGACAGAAGACCTTCGAGCTTGCCTTCAACTTTTTTCAGGCCGTAGGTAACGCCCGTAGACTGTTGATGGGATACAATTTCGTCATTCTCGAACATATCCCGCATGGCGGTAAATGCCGAAGTGCGGCGGCGAAGGATTTGTCCGCCTGCGCCAGTCTTTGGTGTACCAAGAGCGACTTGGGTGCCGAAAATAGTTTGCTTCTTGATGCCTTGTGCCAGTGCCATGATTTAAGCCTTTCAGATATTTGAATAGAACCGTATTTTAACGGGAATCATCCAGCGATCACCATCTACAGAACCCGCTGATATCTCCGGCGTCTGCTCGATTGTAACGATGACCCCGGCGTTTGTAAACGAAGCGCCTCTATAAAATATGCTGCGCAGAAGCTCAGCCCTCGCCTGTGCAACAGCGCTGCCCGTTTGCAAAGGGTAAAACAAGGTCACCAAGAACACACCCTGCTCGCGGTGATAGGTAGCCCCAATCTCCAAATCCTCAGGAGCGGCAAACAAAACATCCGCCCTCTGCCAAGGGGTCGAACTGTCCAGCGGCGGAGTGAAAGCAACGTTCGGCCAGGCTGTTACCAATGCCGGGGTCATCGCGGCCAACGCCGTTTCCAATGCCGCTTTCACTTTAACTGAACTCATAGCTTCGCCGCTGCCTTTTTAAACAAGGATTGAAATTCCACCACCGTCAGCATAACCATGCCTTGCGGAGCTTGTCGATAGGACCAACCTTCTTCCAAACGTTGAGCATAGGGGAGATTGTTGGAAATGTAATGAATGCCCGCCACGCTCGCTTTTCCGCCGAGTCCCTTTGAGATTCGACCGATTGAGACGCTTCCAGAAGGATCAATAGTATCGGTTTGTCCTTTCGGAATAGCGTTGAACGTGTATTGCCAATTGCCTCGAAAGCGACCGCCGACATACCCAGGAGGCGGCTTACTCTGCCAAAAACTGGCATCTCCAACAGGGGATTTCTCAACCACGCTCGTTCCGACATCCAAAACAACCTTCCGGACAACTTTGTCCATATTGCCTTTGGCTTTTTCGGCGAACGCTGAAAGATCGGCGACAAACGAAGTCATCAGTTGACCTCATCCGTTCCGAATATGAAGATCATAAACTACCGGCGTCCCAGCCGGCGAGATCTCGCTCATTGTGACCACGGTGTATTCTGTGCCATCGACTATAAAATTGTCGTCAGCCGTTATCGTTCCCATTGCGTCAACCAACAGTCGCTTGTCCTTGATTTGAATCAATTGACCGCGCACCGAAGTCACACCGGCACCGAAGTCAAACAAAGCCCCTTTGCGGGAGGTATCGGTAAACGTCTGCGAAGCAGCTCCAGTTGTCGGATCATAAGCCCCGGTTGTAAATTCTCGGCGAGTAACGGCCTGCCCGAAACGGGTCAGCAGGTCAAGCGCAACTTTGGCGAGATCAGAATACAGGCTCATGTTTTGCACAGCGTCAATGCTTGGTCCGGGGTAAACCCTTGCTCGATCAAAGCCAGATAACGAGCTCGTGTCACCTCCGCTAAAGCTTGCTGTCCTGCAATAATCACAGGTAAGGCGTCCCGAAGTTTGCGAATTTCAGTTAGTGTCGCCTGTGTCCTTTTGTCGGTAATTTCAACCACCTTAAAATCGCTCATGATCGACCTACTCGCGCGCTGAGGGCGTTTCCATCTAGCAAGTGACGCAACATCATGTCTATAGCGCGGAAACGTTTGTATTGCGGCGATGCTGCGGAATAGGTGACGGAGATTGGACCGACCGTGTTGCTTAGGATTTGTTGAGTCAAATCAGGATTAAGGTCTTCAACCGTGACTTTAAGAGCAAGCTCGATGCAAGCGTTCCGAACTTCAACCGGAACAACATTTGACGGGATTAAATAATCGGACGAGAAGCGTCCAAACTTGTGCCCTTCGGTAAAGACATCGTAGCGAGGCCAATCCAAAGCTTGCTGCGGGTCGACTCGAAATCCTTTCCATGCTTGCCGATATGTCTGCAACATGAAGTCAGTTGCTTTGCGTAAAGCGGCTTCTTTGTCAGCTACGCTATACCATGCCGTATTGCCTCGGTTTTCATGGTATAAATCAGCCTGCGCTTCGGTCGCATATGAATCAGCTCCGGCAATACCATTCCCATCTTCTACAATAAGCGCCATTTCATCGCTCCACTATTTTGAGATAGAACGTTCTGTCATCGGTTCGCCCGCCCGCAGTCACTATCCGAATGGTGAAGGAAGCGGTTTCCCCGGGATCTCCGGAGGAGATCCATACAGTGATAATGCCAGACGAGTGAGAACTGGAATCACAAACAATCGAGCCGGTTACATCCACAGTATGGCTCAAATGAGTATCTGAGATGGCGGCAAGCCAGGTTGAAAAGTCAATTGGAAAATCAAGAACGGCGTCGGGGTCTTTAATGCCTCTAGGTTTGGCTGGGTTATCTTCGTTCCAATAGCTCATGAATCCTCCGTCGAATATTATCGCACTTCTATTGCCACATCATACCCTCTCAATTCGCTTGCCACATCATACCCTCTCAATTCGCTTGCCACAACGAGAAGACGGGGTCCGGGCGCTACAACATCGTATATGCTCGCCTGAATACCCGATGCCGCTGCATTGCCGACGTTGCATACAATCGTCGTCGGCCCTGTGAGGGTAAAGGTCGCGTCGATACCGAGCGCGATGGCATTGCCGGGACTGCATTGCAGCGACTGCGGAAAGTACGCTGTCGCCCCCAGCGTTGTCGCTGTGCCCGCATTGCAGGTCAGGACAAATGCGCTGGATATGTTTGCCGAAACGCCTGCTGTAGTCGCTGTTCCAGCGTTGCAACCAATGACAATCTGCCCGGCAATCTCGACTTGGGCCGTAATACCTGTTGTGGTTGCGTTCCCAACATTGCAGCTTAGTGACTGCGGAAAGGTTGCAGATACTCCGGCAGTTGTCGCGGTCCCGGCGTTGCAAGTGATCGTTGTCGCACTGGATATGCCAGCAGTTACGCCTGCCGTCGTTGCTGTTCCAACGTTGCATGAAATCGTGATCGATGTGTCGAGCGATATTCCTGCAGCCACCCCTGCGGCTGTCGCGTTGCCTGCATTGCATGCAATCGTGATTGACGTGTCAAGTGATATGCCGGCTGTAACGCCTGCCGTCGTGGCCGTTCCGACACCGCACTGGACAACGACCGGCAGAGAACAGGCAATACCCGCTGTCGTGGCGTTTCCTGAGTTACATGATATTGTTGTTGCGACAGATATGCTAGCTGAAATGCCTGCTGCGGTGCCGTTTCCCGGAGTGCAAGTAATTGTTACATAGCCTCCCGCAGAAGGAATCCATATTCTTCTATCACCTCTGGAAAAGATTCCCCAAGGATTATCTACTCCATAATCATCTGGCAATACCTTATTACTGTAAGCAGAATATAGAAGATCAGGAGTTTTTACATAAGACGCAGCATTTCCACCAAGTTGAATCGGGCCTAAATAAGGATCGGCTGTTGGGGTGCCGGACGCTAAAACTTCTCCATTAAGGAGGATTCGCGCTACAGAGCCGTCAAAGTCAAACCGATATAACCCTAGAGGCAATTGCCCCGCTATGTCATATGATATATCTAAATGAGTGGTGTAAGCACGACGCCAAGATAGGCTAAGTTTCCCTGCATTGTGATTACACCATACCTCATTACCAGCGGCATTAGGTGAACTACATATCACATATGAATTGTACCCCGAAGCGTTGTACGAGGATGGGCGCATATACGCAAGGAAAACAAATCTCGTAGAACTCTCAGAGGGTATGGTTAGACGATACCCTTTATAGGATGTAGAACTGGTGCTTCGATACTTTTGAGCCTTCCCTTCAGATAGGAAGGTTTCTCCTATGGCGGAGCCACTATCAAGGATAGGAAACGCTATTCTATCCCTGTAGGCTCCAAAAGCCATCCCCGGCATAATAGCAGCCAGTATATCCCCTTTAGGGTTTAAAGTGACTGGCTTAGTAGGTTGCCGCGTCCAGACTCTCTTCTTAGAAAGGTAAGGCATTCTTGCCCCTAAGAATTAAGCTTTTGGTCCAACAGATATTGGAGTGACTTTAAGCGACCACCCAGCGGATATAGTTACGCCACAAGAAACAAGAATATAGAACTCATACTTATTGCTTGCGTAAGATACGGGAAGTTCTACTGGACCAAGTTCAATAGAATAATCAGTAGTAGCAGCCATACCCGTTCCAGTAGGAAACGAGCCAAGAAAATGGCCTATCCAGTTAGCAGTAAGCGAAGGCTCATCCACTGTTCCATCTATATCTTTAAGGCGACAGAATAGCTGAACCCCACCTGTTGTAATGGTTCCAGAAGGGTACTGCATAGTAAGAACAAAGGAGACCTCTGGCGCATCATCGTCATTCGTCCATTCTGTAATACTTCCTGCAACAGAATAGGCAGCAGAAGATACTGCAGCAGAGCTACTAGTAACAGTATCCTGAGTTCCAAACTTTCTGACTAGATCATTGGTTCCGATAGCCATTACTTATACTCCCAAAAGAGTATCTACCGTAGCATTAACAGCAGTTTGTACAGACCCATCCGTAGCCCCAGTGATTTGCAGGGTAGTTAGTGTGTTGTACTCTGCAAGAATGTAGTTGAACACCGTATCAACATAACTTGTAGGGTTTTGAAGCGCCGCTATAGAGAAGCTTCTCTGCCCCTCTGTTGGGGTGGGCAGTTTTGAAATGGCGTTTGCTTTAATGGCAATAGCCATCGCAATTTTCTCTTTTAGAGGGTTCGCTGTAGCCGATCCTCGAAGGGTATGAAGCTCTGTGTAGGTTGCCATGCCCCCTCCTTATGCCTGCGGCGTGATGGTCAGAACATCAGTACCCGCACCACCGAAATCAATAGTGAAAGGCCCGGTTGTCAGGTCGCGCACTGATCCAAAATCAATAAACCCGATAGCGTTCTTGTTTGCGGCCGTGTCGTTGTAGATAATCCCCCAGCGTGCATTGGTTGGGTTGCTTGCGTGCTGTGCAATTACTGGATCGGTTGCACGCAACGTCATGACCCCTGATACATTGCTCCATGTGACACTCGCCAGCGCTGCACCGCCGGTTGAGTAGTTGCCGCCCGGTGTTACCTGATTAGTGGTGAAATTAACCGAGCCGCCAGCTCCCCAACGAGGATCAGTGTCACCGACGACCGGAGTTACGGTGCTTGTCACCAAACCCACCTTCAGGGTGTCGGATGCCAGGTTATGCGTACCTTTGCCCATTTCAAGCAAAGCCCCTGCAAAAAACCGGATATCGCCTTGCGCCATGATATTTTACTCCTGTAAAAAAATTAAACGTCGATAACTACTGCTTGTCGCGCCTATCTCCAAAATGACCGAATATTCCGGTCAGCGCTTGCTCTTCGGTCGCGCAGCGATGCACGCCGGTTACCTTAAAGTCCCATACTTTGTAGCTGCCCGGAAAGCAGGCCGAGCACGTCCAGCGCCACGCGCCGGACGTCGCTTTCCGAGAGTACAACGGGTACCGGGTCTGGTACCGGATCAGGCTGCGGGTCCGGCACTGGAATCGGATCAGGCAAGGGCTCCGGTTGCGGGTCTGGAATCGGTGCCGAACCATCGACCAGCCGCATCACCTGCACCGGGTCGGTGACGCTCGACACCCGGAGGATGACCTTCTCGCCGCCGAGCCGGGCCAGGCGCATCCGCCCATAGACGCCATTGCGCGATTCAGTGAGCGCTTCGGCGCCGTGGATCTTCTGCGTCGTCCAGGTGTTGCCATCGAGTCCAGTCACTTTGTAGAGCGGCGCGCCGACGGTACTGCCCTGAATGTAGAGCGTGGCGGTGTCTGCATCATAGACGTTGCCGGCACCGAACAGCGGGCCGGACATGGTCAGGTTTTCGACCGAAAAATCAAGGTGCGAGCCATCGTCCGAGGTCAGCGTGATGGTGTCGCAATATTTACTCCACGCCTTGTCGCCGGCATCGATGGCCTGTCCATAGCGTGCGCGAGTAAAGTGCAGCATTGGCTGCGTCCCGTTATTCACCATGGCGCCGTAAAATCCGAAGCACTCGCGCCGCTCCTCGATCCAGCCCCAACAGGAATGCACGGCCACGATGTGGCCCCAATGCGTGAACACCGACGTGAACACGCCCAGGCTGGCCGGGCTCCACAGCGTCTCCTGCGTGCCTTCGAGCGCCCATTTCCAGACGTTGAACGAGTTATGCGGCCCGTAGATATTGGTCCCATCGAGGAAAGCCGCCGAGGCGGACAGGTCAACATTGCTTTGCCCGATCGGCTTCCAGTTTGTCGGACCGACGTGCTTCTTCGTGTCGAGGTCGTAGATCGTATTCGCGCCGCTGGCGTAGAAAATACCGCCGGACTTGTTTGTCGTCTTGCCGGTGATGACATGCATCACTTCCGGCGGAATCCACAGTAGCGACCAGCTCGTATGCACGGCGCCCGGTTGCCCGCTCTTGAGCATCGACGACCACCATGATTCGCCTGGTGTGAACACCGGCTTGCCATCGACGACCGTCCAGTCGCCATTCTCGCTTTGCGGGTCACGATCCTTGGCGCGGTCGAAGAGCAGTGTGGCTGCTTTGAGCCGGTAGATCGCCGTTTCGCACGAGCTGGTGCCGAAGTGGCCGCCGCCGGTAATGAACATTTCCTGCGCGGGTTTGCTCCATGCCGCGCCGGACCAGGTATTCATGATCCCCGTCCAGCTTGGCGCGCCGGAGCGGGCTGTGTAGTACGGCTTCTCGACCGCGTCAAGCAAGGGCGGTGAATTGACGAGCACATAGCGGTTCGCCGGCAAGCCCTTCCAGTTTCCAGCCGGGATGATGTCGTTCTCGTCGCGGGTCGGCGACCACAGCATTTTGCCGTAGTCAATGACGGGCGGATTGTCGGGGGTCGGCACCGGCAACGGTTCGGGCGCGGGGGTGGTCGGCATGTTGATTGCTCCTATGTATGATCTTGCCATGACGGGATTGGCCAGGAAGAACACCTGGTCGTGCTCGCAGGCGGTGACACCGCCTTGATACGGCGTGGTCCGGGTGCCCATCACGCCCATGGTCCTGACGGCAGGCAGGTATTTGCTGGCCGGGTCGTAATAGACGTAATTCGCAGCGCGCGCCTCGGGCGTTTTGCTGATTTCCGGGTCGGTCGTATTGATCGGCCCTTGGCGCATCGGGAAGTTTCGGAAGCGGATCACCTGCACGCCGTCGATCCACATGTCGAACTCGGCATTGTTGGTCGGATTGAGCCAGTCGAGAGTCCAGTCGTTCAGCATTCCGCGCGTGTCGAAGCGTATCCACCGGCCACGCTTTAGGCGCATATAGCGCGCGCCCATCTGCCCGGTAAAGACGCAGTCGCCGCGCGTTCCCGGCCAGTTGCTTTTGAGGAAGTCCAGGAAATGCCCGCCGTATTTCACATAACCCGGCGCCATGTCGGCGAGGTCGACGAAAATGTCCCACAACGCATAGCCACGGTTGCCACCGCCCTGCCTGTTCTGACCGCCCATTTCGGTGCGGTGATGCCCGGCAAAGCCCATTTTTCCGCGCGGCGGGATGTAGATCGCCGAGCCGCCCGGAGATGAGCGGTACATTTTCTGATCGCGTACTGCTTCCTGCGGATACTCGGCGATGAAAATATAGTATCGGCAATACAACTCTTCGAGGCGGCCGCACTCCGGCTCGGGAAGGCATGTCCAGAGGTCACAACCGAGACTGCCGCCGTTGCCGACGTTCGCGCCGTCGGGCGCATGTGCGCCGGGAATGACGATCTTGAGCGCGCCCAGCCCCGGCGCCAGCGGATAGAAGCCTTCGCCCTGGTAGGTGCTCGGCACCATCGTTGGCGGCACCTTGCCCACCGCGCCGTGGAAAAATTTATTCCTTATCGACTCGCCTGCGAGCGTATAAGGAAGCTTGCCCGTGTCCGGTGGCGCATCACTGTACATGTGCGGCGACCAGGTCGATTTGTACGCGTAGTTGTTGCCCTTGCCATACCGCGCAATAACAGCGTCGTTGGTTGTGCCGTCCAGGTGGTTTTGCGCGAAGAATACATCGGGGTCATCGGCCAGCCCGGCGTCCATCGGATAGGCACCGGCCAGGCCCGGATCGGTAACGGCCGGCGGATTCATCGGCGGCTTGATCAAAAAACCCTCGACCAGCCCTTCGCCAACGGCGGCCCAATCCATCCAGGCCTCGGCCACCGGCTTTTTCGGGCGCGCAAACTCAAGTACACCATTATCGCCGCGAGTAGTGATCATCGGCCGACCGACGAATGAATACGCGCTTCCGCGCTTGAAGCCGACCGATGCAACGCAGGCCAGCGCATCCGGTTCGCCGTCGTCATAGACCACATGCAACAGTGGCGGCGAATCGCTATGCCGGCCGCACCATTCCAGCTTTTTCAGGCAGCGCACGATCCATGCCGTGTGCATGCCAAGCGCCTGTGCCTGCTGCACCGCTGCGGTCATTGTCACGCGGTAGGTATAGGCCGATCCATCGCTGGCCAGCACCGCCGATACCTGCCACGCCGGCGCGCTGCCGTACTCGGCGCCGTGCAGGTCGATCCAGTCGCCATTCTGGCGATTCCATCGGCATTGGCTGCCGATGTCAAGGTAATCCAGGTGTGGTCCGTCCCCGGCCCACAGGAAATCCGTCTTAGGCGGCTCGACCGACTCGCGCGCCGGTGTGTAGCACAGATCGCCCTTGATGAGGGTGCCAAGCGGCGCGTCGAGGCAGAGCGGCGTGTCGAGGTCAAGCTGTGGGTTCATTTCGGCGGGCCCTTCGGGTCAACCAGCGCGGCGGTGAAGATTCCGAGCGCTAATAAGGCGTCGCGCAGAAACGCGACCAACGGCTCAACCGGCGACCGGCCGAGATAGACAAACGCCGTCCAGGCCGTGAACAGCACTAGGGACAGCCCGATTTTTTGACGTGTGGTCATTTCGTCTCCCTTGTGATTGTGCAAAACACCTTGCGGCCTTCCGCTTTGGCTTTGCGCATCATGGCCCGCAGCTTGTGCAACACGCCTTCGCTGCACGACACTCCGTTAAGCGTCCTGTATTCACCGACTTCCACACAGCCAAGCAGCGATTCGTTGCCGCTCTTCGGTTGGATGCCGCAGTACGCGAAGCCTGGAACGTCCTTGAATACGGGGATGTCACCAAACAGCATGGTGTCGTACAGGTACATTTCATATCGGCCAATTGGGATTGCAGTTGCTGAAAACTGCTTAGAACCGCCCTCTTCGAGCCGCCTGTCCTGATCTTCGCGTGTAAATATCTTACCGTCAGGATTCGCTCCGCAATACAGCCGTCCTAGCGTATAACCTAGCCGTCCGTTACGCGGCTCCATATACACTTCACGGACAAGGAGCATCTCGATTGGAGACAAATGCGAAGTCGGCAAGTCGTCCATTGGGGCGGGCGCAAACATATTCATATAACCCCCGTCATGTCAAAATAAATCTTGTTTTCGGTCATGGAACGGGCTGCTGAAAAAAGAAGTGCCATAATGCCCACCCAGCGCCGACAATCCCGCCTGCCCATTTCAAGAAAGTGCCGAGCGCTGCGCCGACTTTAAGCGCGCCTTTAGTCGCTCCCCATATTTCGATAAGGTCAGACATTTGTTCGGTCAGCTTGTCCGTGGCTTTCGTGTTCGCTTCAGTCTTTTCAATCAACGCGGCGTAGAGCGTGTTTTCTTGACTGACATGCTCCTTGAATTCGTCATAAAGCGTTTCAAGCTTGGCGTCTGAGAACCGCTTCCCTGTTTGTGTTTGACTGGTTAGCATTATTCTTTCTTAACAACAATTTAGTTTCATGCCCGGCATGAAACCGAACGATGAGACTTAAGAGGCGGTCTTTTTTGCAGCCCAAGCCGGCTTGCCGGGTTTGGGATTTTCGGCGGCCTTCGCTTCTTCGGCGGCCTTCGCTTCTTCGGCGGCCTTCGCTTCTTCGGCGGCCTTCGCTTCTTCGGCGGCCTTCGCTTCTTCGGCGGCCTTCGCTTCTTCGGCGGCTGAGTCGGTAAAAATTTCGTGCTTCGTTTCGTCAAAATCGGCTTCGTTGATAATCATAAAACCGTCTTCGTTGTCAGTTTTGACTTTCACGGTTGGACAGGTGCTCATTGATATTCTCCTTGTTTAGATAAAAACAAGGGGGTTCTCACCCCCTTGTTATTTTCGACATCGTCTGAGGGTTACCCCTTACGCCCCGATCAGCAGCGCAATGTGGCGCGGTGCGACTGCCTTGACGCCCCATGCCAGACCCACTTCGTAATGCACCTGGCGGTACTGGCGATACATGGCAACTTGAAACGCAAGACCGGAGAGGGGATCGGTGACCTCGATCACGTCATCAGCTTGGTCGCCGCCCTCAGGCATGGCCGGGGCACGGGTAATCAACGCAATGGCCGAGCGAGTGAAATACATATTCCGCTTGGTTGAAGCAATAACCGTGATGTTGGTAGCCGCTGTGGTAATGGCCACACGTAGTCCGGGTTCAGCGATGTTGATAATATCGCCCGCTGCTGGATTCGCACCAGCGAACGTCACCGAAGAAACGGTATAGACGTTGGTATCTCCGGCAATGGTAATCAGGTCGCCAGCTGCAACAACGCCAGTACCCGCGGTCGCCAAAACCAATGCCGTTGCACCAACCGCGTAACCGGCGTTGTTGGTGGTGGCAGAAGCCATCGCCCCAGCGGCGGGCTTCTTGATCTGTGCGGAATTGTGCTGCATGACGCCTTGGATATCGCCAATGACGCCACGGCGGAGCAGATCGTCCGTGCCGGCTTCGTTCACTTTGAACAGCACCGATTGCTTGCCGCGGATACGGGCAATGTTGGATGATCCGTGAACCGCATGGAGGTCAATCATCGGGCAACCGTTGCTCTCGAGAATTTCGAGCATGGCGGCATTGTCGGACAGATCACCGGCAGTTCCAAAAGGCGTGCCAGTCGCCGTGCCGTAAGCGCGGGAAGCAGAAACATGCAAACCGGCCAAATCAGCTTCGACTTCGTTGACCAGCGTGCGCATGGCTTGCTGGAAACGCTGCGAATTCACGGACGGGAAAAGTCCGCTATTTTTCACGCCCTGAGTTTCCTCGCCTGTCCAACGAACCGGAACCATGCGGGATTTGCTGATCGTCATGGTGGTATTGCCAATCGTCTGGTCGCCGGTGTTCGGTGCAGTAACTCCCGGCGTAATATCAGCAGCGCTGACAGTCGGAACAATCGGGATATTGATTGTCTCATTAAGGGCCGCTCGTTCGGCGTTCGAATCCCGAGCAACCGCAGGGATGAAGCCGACCAGTTCACGAGATACGACATCCAACGCTTCATACAAGGTCGGGATGATGTTGGTCAGGGTGTTGGCGCCGAGGACAAGGCCCGCGCGCGCCATGTAGTTGAACAGGCGGGCATGAGCAATGGCGAGGATCGCCAAGGCATACAGTTTGAATGCTTGGAACATTTTCATGGTAGTAAAGTCCTTGAGAGGGGAGGGTTAATCCACTAGTTTATGGGTTTTGAGAATCTTTTGCTTTTCAGCCGGATTCAGTTGGTTAAACTTTTCCCGGTTGATTGTCTTAACGCCTCCCGCGTCTTTACTGCCACCGCCTGCGCCGCCACCTGAGCCGCTTGCCGGAAACCAATGAGGCGCGGTTTCCTTCATGCTTTCAAGCCATTCCACCGGCGTAAATGGCGTCTTGCCATCCTTGCCCAGTGTCGGCTTTCCTTCACTGTCCAACTGTACCGCCTCGCCAGCTTCGTCCAACGAGAACATATTGCGCGCCCGGAACAGGGCGTCTTCTACTGCATGAGCATGAAGCCCTGCTTTGATCGCCGCTGCCCGGATATGGTTGTCCAGGACTCGCTGGCTAAACTTGCCAGCACGTTCAGAGGCTGCTTTCGTTTCGCCCTTGGCTATATCGACCTGCTTTTGCAGTTCAACCCTGAGCTTCTCGGTGCGCTTTGAAACCACTTCGTCAATCTTGCCGGCGGCAATCAACTTCGCTTCGTCATCATTCTCGAACTTGGCCATCATGGATTTGACCTTGTCCGGATCGATCCCTTCAAACCGTTGCTCGTATTCTTTTTGCAACCGCTTTGCCTCCTTGACCGCATCACGCTCCTTCTGCAAGGCTGACTTCAGCCCGCTAGTGTCCTCAATGCCAGTTACGTCCAAATGATGCTTGCCGTCTTTTTCAACGTAGAGCGCCCGTTGAGCTTCTGGAACTGTTGCAATGTCGTCCACTACCAAATTCAAAGCCATTTTTATCCCTCTCGGATAGGTTTATAGGAAATCACTTCCCGACAGAGGCATTATGAGAGGGAGGACAGACGTATTGCAAGGAATAGCTTCTAAAAAGGGAGGTCAACGGGTTGCGGTTTGTCACAAGCTTCGAGCAAAACCGAGTATTTGATGTTCGCTAGGTTTTCACCTTCTGCGACCTGTACAGTTTGAGGCGTGCCGATGGTTTCGCCATCGTCCGATACTGGGGCGACAGTCAGCGAGACTCCGGTTTTATTTTTGGTAACGTAGCATTTCATCCTTTATCACTCCTGCTAATTCTACAAAATAATCGGCGAGATTCTCATTTCCAGAACCCTTGCCGATCAACCAAGCAAAGGTTTCGGCAAAAGCCTCGGACGGTCCAGCAATTCCGGGTTGGCGGTAATAGGAATTAACCTCACCGATCAAACCTCTTCTCGTCAAGTCCTTTATATCCTTATTATAGGCACTTACAAATTTCTTAGTCCTGCTTAAAGGAAGATATTCTTTTCCACTAATTAGTTGTAAATTTTTGACGAAACGTCCGCCTGCGTTATCGAAAACGTGTCCGGTTTCATGGAGGATAATTCCTTCCGGGCGATGTGTCGGTCGAAAACCTCCCGAGAGATCGGACAGGGGAAGAAACGTTTCGGCGGCGTAAATGTGTAGTCCTGTTGCACAACCGTCAGAGGAATCCCAGGTAGCTCCGCTTGGATAACCTCTTGGCTGCACCCCTTTGAGATCAGGACGCGCGTTAGTTAATTTGTCGGCAATCGTTATTGTGCCGCCTTTTTTCGAGACCAATTGACGAATACCAAGCGGAATCTTTTCATAAGCAATTTGACACCGCTGCACAAATTCGGGCGAAACGTTTCCGACCTTGATTAGCGGTTTGATTTTGGGCGTCCGAACCTTCGGCGGGGGTGTGACTTGGGCAACCTTGTACTTGGCTTGAAGCTCGGACAGGGATAGCGGGTTGCCTTGTAGGTCGAGCAATTGCTGGAGGGTGATCTTTTTGTCTCGCCACAGTTGAGCGCGGCCCGGGCCGAGAATCTCGTCCTGGAACGCCTTGCCCTTGCGGGTTAAGAAGTCGTCAAATGTCATTCCGGCGCTGATCTGCCCATCAGAGCTAGCGCGGGTCGACTTCTTCATCTCGGGAATGTCAATGCCAAGTTCCTTGAATGATTTGGTCATCGGAACAAGCAGCGAGCGACAATTCCAATGCCGGGGAGGCCCGCCGTTGAATGCCAGCTTGTTGCCTTGGATCGGTTTGCCTTCAAGGTTCCATGCCATGCCGCTATAAGCAATGCAGATATCGGTGGTATGGGAATCGAGCGTTGAGATTTGCTTGACCCCTTTGACTACATCGGCGTTCTGAGCGAATGATTCAAGGCGGGCAACGTTGGCCACAGTTTGAACTGATGTCTGGACCAATGCCGCCGCATTCCGGCGCGAAACTTCAAGAACGCCCTGACCTGGCCCGCGTCCAAGAACGTTGCCAATGATCTGCTGATTGGTTTTGCCCTGCACGATACCCTGCCGGAGCACGTTCGAGAAACGGAACTTGGTGTCAGTCGATTGTCTCGCCCACCATTCAGAACTGGGCGCGCCTTGGATCATAACGTCAGTCATAGCCGTGGCGAAATGAACTGGAGGGGCAAGGGCGGTGGCGTAGCCGACCCCTGCAAGGGCATCCCGGACAGCTTGCGCCTCAATTTCAGGCAAGGCGTTCAACGCCTCGTCCGATTGCCGTTTGATCTGCCGGTAGTAGTCGTCAATGACCGCGGAGGTTTCAGCAAGCAGTCGCTGGGTAGCGTCTTTACCGAATGCAGTTAGATTGTTTGCCCCGAGCTTGGCCCGTAATTCCTTTTGCATCTTTTGGAGCAGGGACAGGGCGTTGCCCCGGAGCGAGGCGTCAAGCCGGAATAGATCGAGCGTATGCGCGAGCAAGTCATCAGCGATCTGCTGCTCGGCCGAGGTGAGCATTGCTTATGCTCCCGTAGGCGTTTGATCCGTGCCGCCCGTCAATGTCGGTGCAGCGTTCGCTATTTCGGTTTCCTGATCTTCAAACGTCTTGGTGTCCGAAACAATCTCACCCTGCTTCAAATTCTCGAACAGGGTTTCCTTGCTGATCGCCCCAAATTGCCAAGACGTCACTAATGCTGTCAACTGATTGGGGTCAAGATTTGCGGGGAAGAAATCGCGGTTCAGTTCGAAGATGACTTCCCCTGACCCGCCAGCCCAGTCGCTAAACACTTGCAGTGCCTTCTGCATGCTAATGCTAATAGATTGCGCCATGCTGGCTAGCATTGAGGACTCGCCGGCGCGATGAATCTTGGCGGTGTCGGTCGCTTCGGCCGCTTTCTTTTGGCCTTCGAGCATGCGGGCACCGAGGATTGCCATCTGCTGCTCTTTGCGTTCCAGGTTTTGAGACAAGCATTGCAGACCTGCACCGCTGAATTCCAGGAAACCAACCGTGGTGTCCGGGTTCGGAAAGACTAACATGCTTTGCGAGCCGAGATAAATCTTCTCACCCTGCTCCATCGTATGTCCAGCGATCCAGCCGGTCGGCAAGCCGGTGAAATGGCATCCGTGCTCGTAGTCGGCGTTGGTACGATAGTGCGAAAGATTGACATCCACCAAGTCGATCAGTGGCGGGTCATCGGGACATGCTTCGGCATCATCAACCCCGAGAAAATAGAACGGGATGAATTTAAGCGGCTGGTTATTCATCTTCGGGAAAAGGTCTTCCCCCTCTTGGACGAACTGTGAGCTGTTATTAGCTGCTGGGATAAAGATGCGGATTCGGTAAGCACCGTTCAGTAAATCTAGGACACGGTAAATCGTTCCACACTTTTCGGCGAACTCGTCCTCTGGGTCAGGCGTCGCTCGGTCTTCTTTCAGAATGACCCGAGTCAACACCTTCTGGCTGGTGAGCGTTTCTTCCTTCCAGTTGACAATCGACTCCGTTTTGTAGAGCGACATAGTCGGCCGCAGGTTGCGAAGAATGGCATCTGCTTGCGTGACCCCTTCTTCCGCGACCACTGGGTAATCGACAAGGATGCCGGCACGCCCGACCGTCAAGCATTCCTCTACGATCTCAAGCGCAAAGATTTGGAGGGGTTGTGCGCTTTCGGTAATCGAGTCAAGCAACGGGGTCACACTGGCCGGCACTTTAACGACCGGAGGTTTCCGGAATAACATGCCCTGCAAGCCCGCTACGGTGCGCCATGTGGCGTTAAAAAACCCCGCCCTTGTCTTGTATGCACAATAGTCGTCCCACTCCTGATCCTTGAGCTTTGGGAGGTACAGCTCGCCGGCCTCATGCACTGCGTCCTGGCCTTCGGCAGCATCACGGCATCGCTGCCACTTGGGCGCGAGCTTGTCGTACTCAGAATTGGTTTTTTCAACGCCCATTAAGTTCCGCCCATTTCAATGCGCTGCATAGTTTGTGGAATAATCGGAAATTCCTTGGCAACGTAATATCCAAGAGCGTCCGAGATGTGAGTCAGGGCCGGTGTTGCTTTCTTGTCAATCTCACCGCTACCCCCTTTTAACAGGATGACCCCGTCCAAGTCTTTGACCACATGGGGCGCCTTTTGCCCATCAACCATCATCCGGATATTTCCGTTGGCAGACATGAGGCGGGAATTCATAGCGTTGATCCGAGCCCGTTCTTTGGGATTGGCGTTTGGGACATTGTAGGAAATTTTATTGCCGAAATGCGGGTTCAATGCCGCTTTAATTAGATCCCAATCGCTGCCCTCAACCTTGGCCGATCCGCGAGAGCCGCCGGTAGCGTCGCCGTAACAAGCAATCCGCCCATTGTGATTACCCCAGTCTTCGATCAATTTTCGACAAACCGCCGGGGTGTTTGAGTTGCGCTCGATATAGACCTCCCCAATGACGCCAGTGCCGTACTCGTCAGAAGGCAACTGTTGTTCCTGTACAACCGCAGCAACTCCGGGGTCGACGTTGAAGTCGAAACAGAAGGCAATCGGCCGGTTAGGGTCATACTCAAGCGGAGAAGAGTGGAAACGAGAATCGAATAGGTAATAGGCGCGGCCCTCAAAATTGATAAAGCTGCCCTCGTACTCCTGCTGAAACGTCAATTCATCCAAGTCTTCCTTGGCCATGGCGATTTCTTCAGCGTCAAGGATATCGGCGGACAACCAGTGAAAATATCCCCAGTTAGAGCGTTTGCCATGCGCTTTGAAATCCGCCTCTGCTTTCAGTGCAGTATCGTAGTAATGGTTCCGCCCTTCTGGCACGCCGATCAGATCGCACCACCCCTTGCGGTCGGACAGGGCTGGGCGAACGTTGGCGCCCCATGCCTCCAGTTTCATGTTGCCATACTCGTCAAGGATTCCGCCGTCCCATGGCGAACCCTCGATCCGTTCCGGCTTGTCCATGCCAAAAACGTGGATCTCTGAACCGTTGACCAGCTTGATGACCAACTCGGATTCGCTGGGTCGCCCCGCTTTCATCCAGTCAGGCACCAGCATCTTGAGATCGTTCCAATAGATCCGCTTCGCCTGGCCATAGGTCGGTGCAGCGGCAAAGAAACGACCAGGAAGCCCGGTGTTTCCGCCCTTCATCCCCGCTCGAACGAGCTTACGTTTAGCGATCTCCGATTTGCCCGAGCGTCGGCCAGCTGGAACAACATTGAAGCGGCAAGGCGAGTGATAGAAGCGCTGCTGCTCAAGATGCGGCCGAAGCTCGGTCCATCGGGCTGGGAGTTCTAGCAATGGTTCAGCGGGTTTGCCCATTACTTTCCGCGTCGCCGTTTGATCTCAGCATTGGTCAGGTCTTTTATCAACTTAGAACCCGAGTCAATGTGGCCGCTTAAAAACTTTTTTGCCGTCAGCAATTTGGCAATCGGTTGAGCTTTGAGATGCGCCGCCATCTTGGCTTGGGAGCCGTGAGTATTGATAAACTGCGAAACGAACCCCGGACGAGAAGATAACGGTTTTGCGGTTTCAACCTTCGTCTTCTTTTTCCGAACAGCCGACTTAGAAAAGGCAGAATGCGCGTTCCGAGCCAACTTTGCCGCATCTCTTGCTGCCTGTGTCCATGCCATTTGAAACCCCCTATTCCGGAAATAATTCCAACTCACCTGTGGATTGGTCAATCTGCTTGACCGTCTTGAGAATCTTGGCCGCGAATTCTTCCGCGGTCAGACCTTCTTTATCTGGGTTGCCGACCTTGTCAAGGCCGAGGAATTTGGCACGGCGTTCCATGATCTTCAATGCGCGATCAACAGCGGCAAGTTTGGGGCCGGTATCCTCAAGTCGACGAGTCTTGGGTTGCCCGGTGTTGATATCCACAATTATCTGACCGTCGGCATCCTCAACCACGTCTCGGACAACTGATCCCTGACTGACTACGACATGGAAGGATTGAAGAACCTTGATAACTTCGGTCTGCAAGTAATCAAGCCGGGCGAGTTCCATCTTGATTACATCCTCAGCAGGTTCCTGAATCATCATCTTCAACGCGCGAGTAAACTGGGATTGCGCATAGTGCCGGGTAATTCCGAATATTTCACCCATCTCCTGGTAGGTGATGTCTGGACGATCCCGTCTGAGACGGAGCAATCCCTGTTGAAGGAGCTTAGTTCGCTCAGTAAGTGAGGAGGTGCCTTTTTTGGCAAGCGGGGCAGATGTCATCCCGCCAAGGATACAATCAGATGATGTCCCGTTGCAACAATTGTAAAGAAGCCACTATTCTCGAAGCTTCGATAGTTGTTGAAGTAGTTCAATCATCACTCGCTAAATACCAGAGTAAATTACTCGCTTTGACGCAAAACATTGCGTTAGCCGTCAAAGTCGGCAGTGTACGCACGGCCAATCCTCGTACCCGTCGCTCACCTTCCCTGTCCCGTTGCATATCGTGCAGTTGTCCTGCGCTCTGTCGTTAGCCGCTTCCTCCAAACCTTCGAGCAGCCTCCCTCGTATCACTGGCAAACAATGGCCGATCCTGCCTTCGGTTTGCCACTCCCTCACAAGGTCAAGCACCTCCTCAACAAGTCCAGCGTATGGGTTGTAATCTGGCATTTCCGTTCCTTCCGTAAGTAGTGATGGCTAACCAATCATTCCAGCGGAGCTTCGCCAGAAGCAGGCGAAGCCCGCTGAATTCAGGCGTCATGACGCCTATTCAGGTTCGGCGTTCAAATTCCCGCAGTGTCTGTTCGTTCATTTCCTCACCTCTTTCGTCAAACAGTCCTACGCCAACTTCGGTTCTACGTCTGTCAGCACCGTGTATTCCAACGGCCCTTCTCGCCACCGCGCCGCTGGACACAGTTGAACAGGCATCCAGTGTTCCTCGGATAACCCTATGGATTCGTTTTTCACCGAAACTCGAAAATGCCATTCCTTCTTTCCTGCTTTTTCCGTACCCATTTCACTTCCTCCAGAATTTCGTGCCTACGAGCAGGGTCTGGTTCCTTGAATGTTCTGACGAACCAAGACCTACTCCCATGAAAAGGGCAATAAAAACTCCAATCCCAAAAAATGCCAGAATGCCCCACAAGATACCAAGAACGCTCCACATGGCGTTTTCCTTTTCCAAGTGATGTTAGACAATACCCTATTCAACAAAGGCCGAACAGGACTTTTTAGATACTCAAACAAGATAGCAACCGATCACCGTTAAGACGAAGACGGCAACGAACCAAAAACCAGCTTCCTTTGCAGTCGGCAAACCGTTCGGTTCAACATTGCTGAACGGAATCTCCGGATGAGGATCAACGCGGGAGTATTTAGTGTAGCGTTTCATGGAAGTTTCCTTGTGGCGGTTGTGCTGGTGTGTAAATCGGCGGTGTGAAGGATTGGGCGGCTCGTCATGTCAAAAGCCTGATCAGTGCTGCAACCTGCTTCTTCGCTTGTCGTTGAGCTTCTTTGTCTCCGTACTTACAAATCAGTTCGTCGTTGTTCTGGTGGCCGCCCTCGTTGAACGTCGACAAGACATATCGCGCCTCGTCAAGAATCTCGCCGTCCGTGTAATCCTCAATCGGGCGCTTGTCGTCTTGGGATATGTTTTCCAACGAAACGGCCAGCTCTGGAATCTTCAAGGCTTTTTGTAGAATTGTTTGTTTCATGGAAGTTTCCTAGTTAAGAAGCGTTGAAGAAGTCGAACTAACAGCACGGCGAGCAACATCAACTTTACTGCCGTCCCGGACACCTTGGGAAAATGAATCTCCCCGAGAAATTGTGCTTTTGGCCGTTTTGGGTTTGAACTCTCCAAACTTGGCGACAATTGCCTCTTGCTTAACAACCATGAGTGAAGTTCCGGCGCTGGCCTTTGCTGCCTCGGCCATCTCGGCTTTCTTAGCCTGTTCGAGTTTGTTAAGCGAGCGAACCATCCCAATGCTGACCCCATGACGATAACCGTTGAGCAATCTGCGCCCGCCCAACTTATAATCCTCGGTCTTCTTGTACTCGTTGCACAAACGGTTGGTGGTTTGAACCAAGTAGTCCAGCGTCCACCGCGACAGCTGCACGTCCGCAGTGTAACCCATGAACCGGAGACAAGCTTCGTCGTCCGAAGTCCAACCCTGCTTAACGTGGCACTCGTTGAGGTTGGCAATAGCGATGGCCAGGTAACCGATCCAAGGGGCAACAACCAAGGTCTTGGTGCCATTGGTCTTGGCGCTGCACACGATATCTTCGGTACTCAAGTCGTCGCCCCGCTTCAGGGCAGTGATGATGACCGCGGAATAATCGAGCTGGTATTTCCGCATGATCTTTTCAGCCATGCCAGCAGCGGCAGCTGCTTCATTGGGGTCACTACGCTCATGCTCGGCGATGGCCAGCAGCTTTTGGACGCGACGGATAACGGATTCGAGGTTTTCGGTGGTCATGGAAATCTCCTGAGGTGATTAGTAGCCGCCGGTAAAAGTGATGGTCAGCTTGTGTACGTCAGAATGGAACATCAAACCTTTAGTTACAGCGGCGTAGATGCAATCCATAAATTCTTCAAAGGTTGCGCAGTTGATGGTCATTTCGTTCTCCTGTTCGGTTAGTTGATGATTCATTATACGCAAGCAATCCAAAAAGACAACTTATTTTTGGTCTGACGTTTGCCCTCCTGATAGCGCCCATACTTTGGCCTTCTCAAGCAAGAACAACGCCTCAGCACAAGTCATCTTGGAAGATCTAATAAACAAACAACCATCCGAGTCATAGCCAACAATTAAAACATCAGTTAATTCGCTCTCTAACTGCTGAGCAGAAGCCAAAGCTTGTTCCGGTTGAAAGTTTGCCGAAGCGGGTAGAGAGATCACGTTCTTGTTATTCATGCTGTAAATTCCTCCCGCAAACGAACCGAGAACCAAAGCAGGAAAGTTGGAAACTCAATCTCGACAGGGCAACGAACACGCCCTGAGTTTTTAGTATCAACGTAACCAAACAAGCGAACCTTCCAAAGTGCATGGTTCCTGCGATAACACAATATTGGTTCTGCCTTCTCGCCCGTTTTTAGTTCAAGCTCAGCAGCTTGTCGCTTTGTCTGCGCCCACCAATTTGCAACTTGGAATTTTTCCTGGTGCTTGACTTCAATCGCCAGCCAATCTAATCCAGCAATGTCGTGGCCTCCCTTGTGTGACTGCATGAGGTTTCGTTCTAAGCTTGGGGCTGGCCCTTCTCTACCTGCTTTCTGCCACTCATCTATGACCACAGGTTGCAATGCCCTGACAATATCCCGTTCAGCTCTTTGTCCTTTGTCTCTCGCATTTATCACCATTTTGCCCCTCCTTTTTACCCTTGTTGTTAGAAATCAATCACTTGCTGCCCTTTTAAGGGGGATTATATCGAATCTTTACAAAAAATGTCGTTAGAAATCAATAATGTATGTATGTAATATAAGGATATAATGAATATAATACAAAATACAATGCCCTGTTATGTGACCCTTTGTTTTGTTATTTACAACATTATATCCACATTTGCCGCTTTCCTGTTTGTATCCAACGAGTTACCCCTTAAAACGCCATTATATATTGCCCTTGCTTTTTAATTCACATTGCTCCAATGTTTGCCAACACCATAAGCAGCGCCGGAAAAACCGAAAGTCTTATCCATTACCGGGCGAGGTATCTCGATCAACAAACCAGAATCAAGATACCCTTGAATTATTTTCTTCAACGCAGCAGTAGCCCCAACTCGGTCAACTTTGAACGCTGCTAGATTAACTGTTCGTCGGCTCAGGTACAAATACGGGATGACTTTCGCTTTAAACATTGCAGTGGAAACGCCGTACCCGTTTTGTTTTTCTGCGCTCAGTGTGAAGTACTCATTCACAATGCGCCTGAGGTCGTGGAACTGTTTGCTATCGCCATTGCCTACGTCACCCGCTGAGAAACGCCCTGCAAGCAATGCACAATCGCGAGAAACGAATGAAATTGCCCATTCAGCCAGGTCAGTTGTAACGATGGGTTGATGAGGATTGACCCCGACCGCAAGCAGGGCGGACAGCTTCAATGCCTTCAAATGAGCCCTATTCCAGATCTGCATTTCGACCTCGACCTTGGATTCATTCATAATTGAATCGGCGTGCCGGTCGAACTCGTCCATCAGGGCAACACTGTGGTTATCGAATTGAACATGAATGCAAACGTTGTTATTGCTGGTCGTAATGCTGACGGCGCACAGGTCGGCAAAGCGTTGAATGAGCGATTGATCTGGCGGGGTATGGGCGTTCTGGTTGCGGGGAGGGCGAGGGCCGGTGTATTCGATCACCGAGAAGCGAGGGATCAGGCCTTCGGCAATGTGGGAGGCGTCCAGCCCGTCAAAGAATGTTTCCGGGGTGCTTTCGCCAAGGATGGTGACGTTCGGCGCTTGCACCAAACTCGTATTCTTCTCGATGTCGGAATACACGCTGGAGCGCAATATTGAATTCCAGCCTGACTTGGCATACAGATCGAGCAATACTTTTTTCAACATCTTTTCAGCACTGTTGGCGCGGCCATCGCTGATCTGTTGTAGGGTTAGCCCGAACTCACCCAGCACCGAAACAAAGCACGGTTTGTTATTCAACACTTTGATTAACGATTGTCCCGAGGCGAATGCTGCCGGTCCGATAAATTCTTCGACCATTGGGAGTTGAGGTCGAACGGCGGCAATGAGTTTGTCAATGCCCATCGCCGCACCTTCTTTGCCAGCGCCGGTTCGAGCGAGCAGGATTAGGTATTGATTTAATCCGCTGCCGGACACATTGTAGGCGCGTCCGCAAACGCCGGAGGCCAGCGCAATGGCCGCGGCAAGGGCAATCTCTGGGACAGGCCGGATTGCCGTCTTGTAGAAGTATTGTGCCATCTCACCGATCAATCCGGGAGGCAACGTCATTCCGGGGAGAGGGGGATTTTTCGGTACGACGGGCTCGGCCTTGGGTTTCATTGCAGCAGTAGCATTGGCCACAAGTGTGGACAGGTCAATGGGGGCTGGTTGCGTCGCTCGAATTTTCTCAAGGCATCGATTAAGATAAACGTTGTCTTGAGTTGCCTTAGCTCGTTTGCCTAGCGCTGTCATGCGGAACATCCTGCGGACCTGTTCGTTGTCCCGGGTGTAGTACGCAATAATCGAGAGCAGGGCGAAGTCGGCTTCCGATTGACTGGGGTATTCGGCGATCTCGCCACGGCAAAGGGCGTTGTACTTGTCAGCATTGATCGCCCTCATGGCCATCTCACAAACTTCTTTATCATCCAAGATGCTGTCAATGTCAGTTAGCGTAGTTGTCTCGGGCGGTTTCATTTCGCCGTATAACAGGTCGAGCATGGGCTGGTGATCTCGTATCGGAGTATTCCGGATAACGTCACCGGTGCAAATCATGTATCGACCGGTGCTGTAGGCCTCAACGTTGTCCCGATGCACCCCGCTTGGAACGCGACCGCTAACGATGATATGCACCCCGGTGCCGGACACACTGCGCTCGGTGTAACTATCGAACGCCTCATAGATTTTAGTATGCCGTTCAAGTTGTTCCGGCGTGCAGGGATGCTCCGGCTTGTTATCCAGGTCGATGATGGTAAATGGATCGGTGTGATGCAGGACAAACCCAACTCCGTTAAAGCCACCGCATACCGCCAACGCCTGTTCGAAACTGCACCATGTTTGCGGATCGATAACGCTAGCGGCTTTTCCGGTGAACGTGTAGGGTATTTTGGTTTGCTTGCCGTCTTTTTCAACGTACCGCCAAAGCACCCATTGATTGAGCGATTGTAGTTCGCTCGGGATATTCCTGAGTTTGGAAAACATGACGCCTCCGATCAGATAAGGCGTTGTTGGCTTAAATGTTCGAATAGATATTGGACTCGATTAACCGAGGGATTCTTGAAGCCGCCCGCTACAAATTTCTGGAGCCAGTAAAAGGAAATTTTAGTGTCGCTATACACTTTCAATAGATCTTCTTCTTTCAGAAGCTGCATTGTTCTGAGCATTAGCGACCCCGGTTGGTCAAAGGGTTCTGTCTTCTTTGAAGATGCCATGTTGTTCTCTCCTGGTATTGAAGGGTCATTATATTGCAAAATCAATTAAGGGCAACATAATAATAACGGGTCAATAATACTTGTTCTAAACTACTATTGACCTTGATAGTTTGCCAAGTTAATATGGGACATCATTTAACAAAGGGGAAATAAATGTTCGTCAAAATTAAAAAACTGCATCCAGATGCTCAGATTCCAGACTATGCGACCGTTGGAGCTGCGTGTTTTGATTTGCATAGCATTGTTGATAAAACACTCGAGTTTCCCATGTCCGAAACTTTTGCTACTGGATTGGCCTTCGCCGTTCCCGACGGTCATGTAATGTTGATTTTTTCACGTAGCGGACACGGCTTTAAGAACGGCGTTCGTCTGGCCAATTGCGTTGGCATTATTGATAGCGACTACCGCGGAGAAATTTTAGTCAAGTTACAGACAGACAAGCTTCGCTCCTTTTTACACGTTCGCAAAGGAGACCGCGTCGCTCAGGCGATGATACTCCCGGTTGAGCAAGTTCAGTTCGATGTTTGCGATGACTTACCCGAGACCATACGCGGTCAAAACGGGCTTGGTTCGACAGGAGCATGAGAACATGACCTTGGAACAAACAGTGTTATTTACTCATTGGTCTGCCGCGCTTGCGGCATTGCCTAAGGCCAAAGAAGCAATTGAAAATGAGATGAAACTCCGGAAAGAAATGATGGCGACATTTTTTCCAGAGCCGGTCGAAGGCGTCAATACCCTTGACTTAGAGCAGGGCTGGGTGCTCAGAGCGAACTACAAAATTGACCGCAAGATTGACGAGGCAATGCTTCCGACCGTCAATGCCCAGTTGCGGGAGATCGGGGTCAACCCCGATCCGTTGGTCAGGTACAAGCCTGAACTTGACACTAAGGCCTACAAGGCATTGGTGCAGATCAATCCGATTGCTGCCAAGGTTTTCGATGACGCAATGACCAGCAAGCCCGCTTCCCCTGTCCTGGAATTGAAGGCCCCAAAATGAACTTGCTTGCTAGTTTGTTTAATCCAATGATCTTCCCTTTGCCTGAGCAAAATGTCCGAATAATGCAAGCCCCGGATATGAGGCGGAAAGAAGACAAACGCAGCCCGGCTTACGGAAAAACTCAGTCAGCGGTCTTGACTCACCTTAAAGCAGCAAGAAGCGCTCAGCCGGATCAACTTGCCGAAGCTGTTGGAGTCTCGCCGGAATGCGTTCGTCGGGCGTTGGTGACGCTGGCTAAAGAAAAAAGGGTTGTCTGTGTCCGACCGGCGCAGACTGGAAAAATTCGGCGTCCCTCTTTATGGAAGGCGGTCGACAATGGCTAATCCTCCGAGCTTTGAGCAGGAAGTGACCCTTGTTCTCAAGCAGCTTGATAACATGCTTCGCGAGAAAAACCGCAAATACGGCGATGCCGCACTTAATCCAAAACGCATCTTTTCCCGGGCGTCGGCAGTCGAGCAGATCAAGGTTCGCATTGACGACAAACTTAGTCGCCTGGTTAACGAGCAAGCGGATGAGGATGAGGACGTAGTCTGGGACTTGCTGGGGTATTTGGTTCTACTTCGCATAGCTCAAACCCGCACGACTAAGGAAAGTCCTTTTATAATGTAGTTAGTTCGCAGGTACTGAACATCACGAGTGTTCTAGGAGAACTGGACCGTTTGAGGCTTGCTAGGCGGTCCCCATTAAAGGAATGTTATGCATCAAATATACAAAGACAACGGGCATGCTAATCGAGAGGACTATCTTTCTTGCTTGGCCGAAGAGTACGGCCTTGACCTAGAAGAGGTTGTCCGGCCGTTAGCTGACCTTCTTGGCCCTTCTGAAGATTTCGATGGGCTGGTAACGTCACTCGAAGATGAGGCGGGAAAATAATGGGCATTCTTGATTATGTCAGCCACTCCTCTAAACCCACCGGTATTCGTGTGGTCATATCGGGTGTTGAGAAGGTGGGCAAGACCACATTGGCCTGCTCCGCGCCTCGGGCATTACTCGTTCCGTTGGAGCAAGGGTTTGCCGGCGTGCAGATCAACAAAACGCCCATGCTCGAATCCTTCTCCGACCTGCTGACGCTGTTAGACGAAGTGATCGCCAAACTTCAACAAGGGCAATTTCCCTACCGGTCTCTAGTGTTCGATAGTGCAACAGCATTGGAACGATTGATCCATGCCGCCGTTCTTCGCTCTGATCCGACCTTTGCCAATAACAACAAAAAAGCCTTGACCATGGAAAGCGCGCTCGGCGGATACGGAAAGGCCTATCAGTATGCCAATGAACTGTTCGGCAATTTCCTGACTTGCTGCGATTGGATCGCAACAAACGGCGCGGTCAATATTGTGCTGACCTGTCATGTATTTGCCGCCAAGGTGATCGACCCTGCCTTCGGCGAGTATGACACTTGGGACTTGCTGTTGCATTCGCCCAAGAATCAGAAGGCCTACGGCAAGCGCGAAATGTTAACGCAGTGGGCGGACATTGTCGGGTTCCTGCATGAGCCCTTATTCATCTCAGAAGACAAGGCGAAAACCTTGGTCAAAGGGGTCAGTGCCAACACTGGGCGAATCCTGGCAATCAATCGAACCCCGGGTTACGTTGCCGGCAATCGTTTCGGGGTGATCCAGGACATCCAAATTCCCCGGGAAAAGGGCTGGAATTATTTGGCCAACGATATATATAATTCATCTGGCCTTGACGTTTTCAATCGAGACTAGAATGACAAAGCATTTGGATTTGACAGGGCGACGGTTTGGTATGTTAATCTGTCAAAGCGTTTCCCCTGATAAGATAAGAGGGAGCAAGGCTTGGATATGTTTGTGCGATTGTGGGAAAGAAGTGGTTTTACAAACTCAATTCCTTTTTAGAGGACAATTAAGTTGCGGTTGCATTTTGAAGCAAGGGCGACCGAAACATAATCATGCTCATGTGGGAATGTTCTCAGCGACTTATTGGTCTTGGACAGCGATGAGAGCGCGTTGCTTTTATGCTGGGCATAGATCGTTTCCGATTTACGGAGGTCGCGGAATAACAGTTTGCGAACGATGGAAGGATTTTAAGAATTTCTTGGCCGATATGGGCGAGCGGCCGAAAGAAAGAACTCTGGATCGAATTGACCCAGATGGCAACTACGAACCGTCCAATTGCAGATGGGCATCGCCTTTAACACAATTTCATAACCGCCGTATTTCAACTATAAAGGAAACTTAATATGTCTGCTACCCTAAATTTTGATGCCAGCCAAGTAGCACCAAGCGTTGCCCCAGAAGCGAAACCCGCTGGCTGGTATCCCTGCATGATGACCGCTTCCGAAATGAAGCCGACCAAAGACGCTAGCGGGGCTTACCTGGAATGCGAACTTACTATCCTTGCCCCGCCCGAGTACGCCGGTCAAAAGTTCTTTGATCGCCTTAACTTGCAAAACAATAATCCGCAAGCAGTTGAGATCGCCTTCAAAACCCTCTCGGCTATTTGTCATGCCACCGGCGTCATTCAGGTCGCTGACTCGGCTGTCCTGCATAACCGCCCGCTTCAAGTCAAGGTCAGTCTTCGTCCTGCTGGTGTTGGTGCTGATGGTGTTATGCGCGATGCAAGCAACGAGGTCAAGGGCTACAAGGCATTGGATGGCGCTATTCCACAGGCTGTTGCTCATGCCCCGGTTATCCCGCCACCTCCGCCCGCTCCCGCTGCACCGGCATACGCACCGCCACCGGCATACGCACCGCCCGCTGCTCCGGTTGCCCCTCCCGCTGCTCCGGTTGCCCCTCCCGCTGCTCCTGCCGGCGCCGCCGTTCCACCTTGGTTGCAACCCAAGCCGTAAGCGGTTTTGCTTTACCCGCCTTTGCAAGAGGGCGGTTTGGTGAGCGGCGGACTTCAGGTTACTGAACGGTGCAGCCAAGGAACGGTCGGTGATGCAAACAGTGATCCCGCCGCTCACCAAACTAACGGGAGCATGAAATGCTTATAGCAACCAAAACCCTCTCCGCCATTGAGGCAGCATTGACCTTGGATCAGGGCGCAAAGTTCCGCGGCCTATTGAAAGACCTGATGCCCTTGGCCGGCGATGCATACGACACTAAGAACGAAGAATTCCGGACGCATCTTGGCGCGTCATTGATCGGCCGCAACTGCGACCGGAAATTGTGGTATTCGTTTCGCTGGGCAACAAGCAAACAATTTGACGGGCGCATGCTTCGCCTGTTCAACCGCGGTCATCTCGAAGAACCGCGCATGGTAGCTCTGCTTAAAATGATCGGTTGCGAAGTCTGGCAACATACGACTGATGGCAAGCAATTCCGAATAACCGGGCATCGTGGCCATTTTGGAGGCTCGCTGGATGCCGTTGTTGAAGGCATTCCTGATCTTCCTGCTAACGAAGTTTGCCTGGCTGAGTTCAAAACCCATGGCGAGAAATCCTTTACTAAGCTTATCGAAGCCGGAGTTACTGCTGCGAAATGGGAACACTTTGTGCAGCAGCAAATGTACATGGCGTACTACGATCTTAAATGGTCGCTCTACATGGCGGTTAATAAAAATACGGACGCACTGCATGCTGAATTGGTACAGTTTGATCCGATCATCTACGGCAAGTATGCCAAACGGGCCATATTTGTAATTGAGGCGATCACTCCGCCAAAGCGGATCAATGAATCTCCGTCATGGTTTGGTTGCAAATTCTGTGATCACAAGGAGGTTTGCCATAAGCCCGGGGTTCCGCCCGCTCGCAATTGCCGGACCTGTCTTCATTCTCGGGTTGGAGACAAGGGCGAGTGGTTTTGTGTTGAACCCTGGCTATCCGAGTTTGACAATGCCCCGCTGAGTCCTGACTGGCAGCGGAAAGGTTGTGACCGCTACGAGATGAATACTGCATTCAAGGCTTGCTCGTGATCCTCCGCGATTATCAGGAAGCCGCGGTCTGCTCAATCTTCGAGTATTTCGCCAGCGGGAAAACAGGCAACCCAATTGTGGCCATGCCAACTGGCACCGGCAAGTCGATTGTGCTAGGCGAGTTTATCAAGCGCGCCTTGCAGACCTATCCCGGGACGCGGGTTATGAAGCTGACCCATGTTAAAGAACTCGTTAGCCAGAACCTTGACAAACTGCTCCAGCTTTGGCCTGAGGCGCCGGCCGGGGTTTATTCCGCAGGACTCAAGCGCAAGGAACAAGGCTGTCCAATAACGTTCGGTGGCGTCGCCTCAGTCGCCAAGGCCTCGCCTTCTATCTTCGGACGGATCGACCTGCTGCTGATAGATGAATGCCATCTGGTTTCCCAAAAAGAAACCACTATGTATCGGGTTATCATTGATGTCCTGAAATCCATAAACCCTTCACTCAAAGTGATAGGATTCACCGCGACCCATTACCGACTAGGTCACGGCATGCTGACGGAATCAGGCGGGATATTCACGGACGTCTGCTTTGACTTGACTCGCATGGATGCCTTCAATTGGTTTATCGACCAAGGGTACCTGGCTACGCTGATCCCGAGGACGACCGCGGCCGAGTTTGATCTATCCGAAGTGCATATTCATGGCGGCGAGTACAAACAGGACGAATTGCAAGCGGCAGTCGATAAAAGCGAGATCACTTATGCCGCTTGCCAGGAACTGCGGCAGTGGGGTCACGACCGCGAGCATTGGTTGCTGTTCGCTTCAGGGATCGAGCATGCCGAGCACGTAGCAAATTGCCTCCAGTCGATGGGCGTCGCTGCCACGTTCGTCCATTCAAAAATGTCCGCCGATCTACGGGACTCGAGAATTGCCGAGTTTGTCGCCGGCAAGTATCGGGCGATGATAAACAACGGCATTTTATGCCTGGATTCTGAGACACAAATTTTGACTAAAAAGGGGTGGGTCGGGATGGAGGAAATGTCTTACTCCCATCATATCGCCAGCTATCACCTAACCGGTCAAATTACGTTCAATCATCCTAAATTCATAGTTAAGCGTAACCTTCTTCCCAATGAGCAATTTGTAGTGGGAGAAGGGCGGACGATGGGTTACCGGGTTACCGATAACCATAGAATGCTGGTCAAGTTTCAGAACTCGAAGTCGTGGAAAGTCGTAGCCGCTAAAGAGTTGATAGGAAATCGAAGATATAGATACCCGATCAGCGGCAACTTTGTTCCGGAGATGTCGATTGAGTTATCGTCAGATGAATGCTCTTTCATCGGATTTTGGCTAGGAGACGGAACCCTTTATAAGCGCAAACCTTCTTCCGGTTATGGTTGGGAATGCTCTTTAACTCAGTCGAACGCTTATCCGGTTATTGTGCAATGGGTTGACAAGTTGCTTAACCGTCTTGGGATATTGCATTCTAGGCATAGTTTTAAGCATTCGCACGGAACAGCTATTCGTTGGAATTTGAATTGCAGCAGTTGGCGAAAATACACCGATTGGTTAAACAAAGCGGGCTCGGAAAAATTGTTCGAGTTAACGGAAGAGCAATTCGCCGCCATGCTACGCGGTTTTTGGTTAGCGGACGGAAACCATTATTCTGGCGAAAACGTTTCTTCCGAAGGCTGGGCCGTTACTGGAACTCAAAAAGAGCTTTATGATAAACTGCAAGCAGTTGGAGTTTCCAGAGGTTATCGGATTTCAATAACCGAAAAACGGCCGCCTCTAGCTGGTACTCATAAGCAGCAATACACCTTGCGGTGGAAAAAAGCAGCGGAAGCTTCTTTGACTGAAATTAACAAACCATATGCCGAAAGACTCTCAACAGATTTAAAAACCTGGTGCGTAACCTCAGACACCGGCTTCATTGTGACAAGACGCAAAGGACGAGTTACTGTGGTTGGTAATACCACAGGTTTCGACTTTCCTGGCATTGATCTTATTGGCATGCTCAGGGCAACACTTTCTCCCGGGCTTTGGGTGCAAATGCTCGGCCGCGGTACTCGCCCTGTGTATGCTTCGGGTTTTGATCTTTCAACTGTAGAAGGGCGTCATGCTGCAATTAAGAACGGGCCGAAGCAGAATTGCCTTGTACTCGACTTTGCCGGTAACACGCGGAGGCTCGGCCCGATTAACGATCCGGTTCTGCCTCGGAAAAAGGGAAAGGGGAAAGGGCAAGCCCCGGTCAAGGTTTGCGAGGTCTGTGGAACGTACAATCATGCGAGTGTCCGCTTTTGTGCAGGTTGCGCGGCTGAATTCCCCAAGCATCTTAAGATTAGCGAACAGGCTGGTACGGATGAACTTATTGCAACTCAAGAAGTTAAAACGGCGATCTTCAAGGTCGACCGAGTAACGTATTCCAAGCACCACAAGCAGGATTTTCCCGACTCAATACAGGTCAGCTATTATTGCGGTTTACGAATGTTCAAAGAATGGGTATGCCTTGAGCATAACGGATTCGCGTCAAAGAAAGCGAGGGATTGGTGGAGGGAGCGATCAATTGGTTATCCGCCGCCTGATACAACTGCCGAGGCGATGGAACTAATTGACTCATTAAAGGAACCTATCCATATACGTGTATGGTTGAAGTCCAAGTATGACGATATACTAGGTTACGATTTTACCGGCAACGGTTTTGGAGAAACAGAATGAGTAATGAATGGAAAGAGTTGAACAGCATCACCGAAGTTGTCGAGGCGATAGTGGCAGGGATGGAGATTGAAAACCAACTTTATAACTTAACATGGGAAACGTGGAGAGAGGCGGCGTGGTATGCAGATAGGAACTACCGCGCTCGCCCCCGCAAGCCAGCCATGAAGAGGGTGAAGTCGATCTGTTGGAGACACCGGGAGGGGTACCTTTCTTGGGTTGATGAAGGGTATGGCCCTTTTGGCCCTGCCTGGAAACGCTTCCCCGCTGGCGACATTTCCGGCGAGGTGGAGGCATGACACCTCAAGAACGACTAAAACAAATTGCAGATGCTTCGCTCGTTATTCATCAAGAGATGCTTGACCGGCAAGTTTTTCGGTCTTGCCTTAATTGCGATGCATGGAACGAGAAAACTGAGAGCTGCTCGCTGTTCAACATTAAACCGCCCGCCCACGTTATTGTTTTCTCATGTGGGGAACAATGGCTCGGTGAAATCCCCTTTTAACCTGTAGGAATCGCGCCACACTCAACGTTCTAGGCGTCGCCCAGGTGATTGCATGCCCGAAAGAAACAAACGCCCCTAGCGCGTTCTACATATATACAATGTCTGCTTGAAAAATATTTCTCATCTGAGTGCAAAAAGTAGTTGCTTATTAAAATCCTCGCCCTATAATAAGCACATGGATCAGCGGGCGCTGACCAACGACCACCACTCAGGAGAAATCAAATGACCACTACTTACATCGTTACCGAAGCCTTCGCCGCCTCCGTTCGCGAAATTAAGAATCCTTGGTTCATCGTCAATGCCGACTACGTGGTTGGCGTGTATGCTGGCCGTGCCGCTGCTCGCGCTGCCAAGGCAACCGGCCTCGCTGGCAAGATCGTTTCGCTGAACGAGATCACGCTCAAGACCGCCGCTGTTGAAGAACCCAAAGCCAAGCGAGTCAAGGCCGAAACCAAGCCGATTGTGAATCGTTCAACCGTCGAAAGCCCTTGCCGTCTGGTGTGGGACTTGGCCGACAAAATGGCTGGTGCCGCTCGCAAGGATGTTATTGCCGCCGCACAGGAAAAAGGCGTGGCGTTTTACACGGCCCGCACCCAATATCAACTCTGGCGTCAAGTGCAAAAGGAGATGTCCGAGCGTGAAGCCGCCAAAAAATGAAAAAGGCGACCGGGATAAAATATCATCTCGGTTCGCTGGGTGGCAGAGGTCGCCACCCAGCTGATCCAACCGGGGAAATTTACGGCGATTCTCACTGGCCGCTTCCCCTACCCCATGAGCGAGGAAACGAAATGACACACTACATGCTGATTGATGTAACCACAATGGAAACGGCCAAGTTGCTGCTGGTCGGCACATTGCGTCAAGTGCAGTTGCATGGGCAGATTCTCAAGGCACAAGGGCGCAAGATAATTGCCCCTCCGTTGGAAGGTCGCGGCCTGTCGCGCCTGAAAATGGAAGAGCTTCAATACATGCTTTGGAATACCTGGGGCCTGTCGCCGGTCAACGCCAAGGGCGAGCCTAAAGGGTTTGGTGACCTGCTCACCGAATGCCTACACGCTGCCCAGCAGGTCTTGCCGGACGGCACGTCAATTGAACTGCTCGAAGCCGAAGTGGCAAAGATCGCCCCGCCGCCCGAGGACGAAGGCGAGCATAAGCCCGAGGCAAAGCTGGTCAAAAAGGCGATGCCGAGAACGCCTCAAAAGCCTGGCGAAGCCCCGGCCGCGACCTCGACCACTGGAAAAGTTTGGATCATTGCTGACCGCGTGCTCGCTGCTCATCCTGCGGTGACGGCAACCACCGACTGGAAACCTTTGCGAGATGCTATCATTGCGGCTTGCGAAAGTGAAGGGATCAATAAGGCAACTGCTGCGACTCAGTACAGCAAATACAAGGCATCCAAAATAGCGAACCTCTGACTTGTTTTAACAATAGCTTGTCTGTACCATTGGGGGGCAGTCAAGCAGACTTTTTATTTTAACAAACATGGAGAACAAAAATGGGAAAGAAACAAAACCCCGAGATCGAAGCCGCACAAACCGAAACCAAGACCCCTGCCACCCCGGTCATCAAAGATATTCAAAACGGCGTAGCGCGCCCGAAAGACGGTACGACCTGCGGCAAGGTCTGGTCAATCTGCGAAGAATTATCCCTCAAGAATACCTCTCCGGCGGAACGCGGTGAGGTTATCAAGCTGGCCGAGGCCGAGGGCGTCAATAAGGCAACTGCGGCGACCCAGCATGGCAAGTGGCGCAAGTATTACGGCCTGACCAATTCCAAGACCCCGGAAGAAAAAGCAGCCCGGGCTGAGGAAAAAAAGGCCGCAAAAGCAAAGGCCGCAGAAGAACGTAAGGCAAAGGCTGAAGCCAAAGCCGTTGAAAAAGCTGCCAAGGAACAGGCGGAGAAGAACAACGCCGAGGTTGCACAAGCGGCAAGCGAGGGTGCCAAGGCGGCTATTGATGCGGCCGGTCCGGACGTTTCGATTGAAGCTGAGAAGGTCGACTAACCGCGGAATTGACAGAAAGCTAACATAAAAAGGGGCGGCGATTGCTGCCCCTTTTTCGTTTTGATCGAGGATTGAAATGCTTAAAATAAACAGCCAGGCGATTGAAAAATCCGCCCATTACACCACTCGAAGTTATGACGTGCATTCGATTTTCCCAACCATACAAGGCGAAGGACCATTTGTCGGACAACCTGCAATTTTCATTCGCCTGGCCGGTTGCAATTTGCAATGCCCTGCCTGCGACACTGACTATACATCCCAGCGCACAAGCATGAAGACTGAGGAAGTAATTGCAGCGGTCACTAAGTTGTCGAACTCTAACGCCCGGACCCTCCCGCTTGTGGTTATCACAGGTGGGGAACCGTTCCGGCAAAATTTGTATGATCTAGTGCAGGGTCTTTATCTCAAGTGGTTTCGCGTGCAGATCGAAACTAACGGCACTCTTTATCAAGAACTTCCATGGGGAACATTTTCGATAGTTTGTAGCCCCAAGACCGGAACCATTAACAAGAAACTGCTTCCGAAGATTCTTGCCTTCAAGTATGTTCTTCATGCTGACAGTGTTTGTCCGGAAGACGGGTTGCCATTGACAGCACTAGGTCATCCAAATTCAGGCAAACTTGCTCGCCCGCCGGGCGGGTTTTCTGGTAACATTTACTTGCAACCAATTGACGACCATGTAAGCGGATTTCCCAATCGACATCTGGATGCCTGCATTGCCAGTTGCTTGAAACACGGGTATACGCTGGGCGTGCAGTTACATAAACTTATCAATCTCGAATAGGACGACATGATGAAAAAAGCATTGGTTATTTTATCAGGCGGTCAGGATTCAACAACTTGCCTTTTTTGGGCGCTTCGGAATTTCAACGAGGTATATGCTGTCACATACGACTATGGACAACGGCATGCTCGGGAATTGGAAGCAGCCAAGGCGGTGGTTAAGTCCGCCCCTCGTGTAGTTGAACATTGCATTATCGAGGTCGGTCCGATCCTCCAAGGTTCGTCACCATTGGTGAGCAGCAATGAGCTTGAGCAATATGCCGATATGCACAGCCTTCCGGGCGGTTTGGAAAAGACTTTTGTCCCAGGTCGTAATTTGCTGTTTTTGACGCTTGCGGCGAATCATGCATACGCCCGCGGAATCTTTAACCTGGTAACCGGCGTATGCCAAGAAGATTTTGGCGGGTATCCCGATTGCCGACAAGTGTTCATTGTTGCCGCTCAACGTGCGATTCGCTTGGGCTTTGGTTATGACAACAATGACCCCTTCTCGACTGTTTCGATCCACACTCCGCTGATGAATTTGACCAAAGCGCAAAGCGTTCTTCTAGCTTCTACTCTCGGCCCTGAATGCTGGAACGCATTGGCATGGACACATACAGCATATGATGGCGCCTATCCTCCAATTGGCAAAGATCACGCTACACTGCTCAGAGCCAAGGGGTTTTTGGAAGCAGGATTTCCTGATCCTTTGGTTCTCCGGGCAAACCGTGAAGGGCTGATGGAGTTGCCGAACACCCCGAATTACGAAGGCCTCTAACCAACAGAGTAGTTGCAAAATATCACGGAGCAAATCTCAAAATGAAAACTAGGAAAATCCCAGTGCGGAAAGGAAAAGTCCGATCAGCGGGCGCCTTTCCTCCCAAGCCTCATGCGCAGTCGCTTGAGCATGCCTATATCAGTGCTATCACTGAGTATATTGCCGGATTCGGGCGACTAAATTCCCTTAAAGCGTCGCCGTTTATAGTTCGCGGAAAAAGGATTGTGGCATGAGCATAACGGCGTCTCGTTACCACGACATCTCAGTCGGCCATCGCGTATTCGGCCACGAGTCAAAATGCGCACATTTGCATGGCCACAATTATCGCGTCCATTTCACGGTCGAAGCCGAGTGCCTTGATTCAGTTGGCCGAGTTATGGATTTCTCGGTCATAAAAGAACGCTTGTGCATGTGGTTGGAAGAAAATTGGGACCACAAGTTTCTGGTGTTTGTCAATGATCCGTGGATGGGCGTGCTCGCTGCTTTGGATGAAACTGTCTTTGGCACCATTTTTAATCCGACCGCAGAAAACATGGCAATGTATTTGGTCAAATACATCGGCCCTCGCCAGCTGGAAGGCACCGGTTGCATATTGCTCGAAGTGACAATCGAAGAAACCCGGAAATGTTCCTGCACTTATAAACTCGAAAGGGATTGAGATGAAGATCAAGTTAACATTGGAGAAGGTTAAAGAATTGTGTAGAGTGCTAACGGACGAGGTTTTGACCTGGGTTGCCGTCAGCACCGAAACTCTCGGTATGGAGATTAGAATGCCGTTGAAGACCTATGGCGTTCCGCGAGGAGGAGTTCCGGTCGCCCTCATCCTCGAAGCACAATCGCCAACCACTTTTGTGGCAACTGAGGATTGGCACAGTGCTGATATTGTTGTGGATGATCTCATTGACTCAGGCACTACTAAGGATCGCTGGGAAGGTCGGGGCAAGCTTTTTTTTGCTTTGATTGACAAAAGGATCAGCGGCAGCGAATTCCAAAACAGCTGGGTGGTGTTCCCTTGGGAAAATGAAGTCGAAGAAGGGATCGAAGATAATGTAATTCGCATTCTGCAATTTATCGGGGAAGACCCGAAACGTGGAGGATTGCTTGACACGCCCAAACGAGTGGTCAAAGCATGGGCGCATTGGGCAGGCGGGTACAACGCGGACATTAAGTCGATTCTCAAATGCTTCGAGGACGGGGCAGATGGCTGTGACGAAATGATCGTGGTTAAAGACATTCCGTTCTACACGCATTGTGAGCACCACATGGCTCCGTTTTTTGGCACGGCGACTGTTGCCTATGTTCCGAATGGTCGAATCGTCGGGTTATCAAAGTTGTCGCGGGTAGTGGATGCCTTCGCTCGTCGCCTGCAAGTGCAAGAGCGTCTGACTAACCAAATCGCAGACGCTTTGCAGGAACACCTCGCTCCGCTGGGTGTTGGCGTTGTAATCACAGCGCGCCATTTGTGTATCGAGTCTAGAGGGGTGAGACAACAAGGGTCGGTAACTATCACCTCTGCCCTTAGAGGAGTAATGAAAGACGATAACAAAGCAAGAACCGAATTTTTAACGCTTTGTAGCAATAGCAAGGCGGTTTAATGATCGCCGGTTCTTCTTTACCGCTTGAGCGAAAGCTTTCCAAATTCGAACGGGTTACGGAAAGCGGTTGCTGGGTTTGGCTGGGCGCAACAGATAAAGACGGGTACGGGGTTATTCGCGGATCATCTTACGGAAAAGTTTGGACAGATAAAGCACATCGTTTGTCATACTCTCATTTTATCGGGCCTATTCCAAAAGATGCTCACGTTCTCCATCGGTGCGATGTAACATGCTGCATAAGCCCAGCACATTTATTTTTAGGTGATCCGGCAATAAACGGGTTAGATAAAAAGTTAAAAGGCCGGGCAAAAACCTTACCGAGGTTTGGAGCAGCTAATCCTATGTTCGGAAAATGCGGCCCGCTCAATCCCTTTTTTGGAAGAAAGCATAAATTTACTTCTATTCAAAAAATGTCAGAAGCTCAACGTGCAAGATTGGCGACTAAATAATAGTTGTCTTTTTGGTTCGGTTGGTTATAATGAGTATTCCAATCAACCGTTTCAAAGGGGAACGTTATGTCTGCTCTATATACAATCGAAATTTCCGAAAACCAAAAAACCTGCATTGAACTCGCCTTGCGTGAATTTGCCACCGCTCACCCTGAAATTGTCGAATCCGACGATTTTGATCTTGGGTCTGAGCATCCAACTGCTATCGCCGGCATGCTTGCCGACTGCATCTTCGACGCCACAAATTGCTTTGCTCTGTAATCAAAACCCACCCCGGCGTCCCGGGGTTCTTTCAGCCTGTCAGGAGAAACAACGTGAGCAAAGCATACGAGGTTGTCGAACTTGAAGTCGTCGAGATTGAAATTAGACCGCTTGAAGCGACCTTTGCAAATTGGGCGGAACCTTTTAATTCATCTGACGAGGGATTGTTCCATGAAAACCGCACATACTGCCGCCGCGTCAATTCGACAGATCGCCGCGTTGAAGAGCGCCGGACTTGACGTTCGCCACGATGGTGGAATTTACAGAATACTTACTGGGAAATGGGCCGAGGTCGAAACCCTGCACCGAATTGTATCCGACCCCGAGCATGCCCCGGCATTCGTCAATGGTGATTTTCGTATCTACTTGGTGGTATTGACTCAATGAGCATGCGGTTGTTTCTTGCTGGGCTTTATACTTCCAATTTCAACTTGGAAGGAACGGTCTTCAAAAAATTGACCAATGCTGAGAAAGAAGCCCGGGTCGGCGTCAAGCATTATCTTGAATCCTATCACTACATCTACCGCGAATCCGCAGTTAAGAAAATCCGACAAGACGGCAAAACCGTGTTCCTTGACTCGGGCGCGTTCTCGGCCTTCACCAAAGGCGTGCAGGTTGATCTACCGGGCTATTGTGAGTACATCAAAAAGAACGCGGACATCATACAGGTCATAGATGGCGTGCTATGCGCCTCAGTACTTGACGGCATCGGCGACCCCTTGCTGACCTATCAGAATCAGATGGCCATGGAGGCGCTGGGCGTCAAGCCGTTGCCTTGCTTTCACTATGGCGAGGATGAAAGGTACCTGGAACATTATATTGCAAACTATGACTATATCACGCTGGGCGGCATGGTTCCGATCTCAACGCCTCAGTTGATCCATTGGCTTGACCGATTGTGGGAACGTTACCTTTGCGATGGTGCAGGGCGTCCGAAAATTAAAGTGCATGGTTTCGGTCTCACCTCCCTGCCCCTCATGAAGCGTTACCCTTGGTTCTCGGTCGATTCATCCACCTGGGTTCAATGGGCGGCGAACGGAATGCTGCTTCTTCCCGGGGTCGGCCAGGTCAATATTTCTTCCAAGTCGTCATCCAGAAAACTGGAAAATCAGCACTTAACCACTTACGCGAACCCGCAAAAGCAAGCAATAATTAACTACATTGAAAGACAAGGATTCGACCCCGAGCGTCTTGCCAATGAATACGTTAGCCGCTGGGCATTCAACTGCTGGGCGTTCCCGAAAGAGGGCGAGGCGGGCAGGGTTGAAGTTTTCAAACGACCACAGACGGAGTTATTTTAATGGCTGTTCAAATTAAACCCCATTTCCAGATTCTTTGTCAGTGGGAACAGGACGATGGGTTTGGCAATTTGATTGCTCCGCCGCGAGAGGTGGAAACAACAATACGGCTATTCATCTGGGAAGGAATGTTTGATGCTTGACGCTTTACGTTTTGTGCAGGGCGCAGTGGCCAAGAAAGATTTTGTCCCGGTCCTCCAACACTTCCATATTCAAGGCGGAACGATCCGCGGCTATAACGGCATGATGGGCTTGTGTTGCCCTATTGATCTCAATCTTGATGTCTGCCCAAAGGCGTTGCCATTTATCAAGGCGATTCAAACTTGCCGCGACACCATAGCAATCCATGTGACCACAAATAACCGGCTTGCCATTAAATCGGGAGGATTCAAGGCATTTGTGGATTGCATCACCGAGGAGTTTCCCGAGATGGTGCCAGCAGGCGAGATCGTTCCTTTGAACGGCGAACTGCTGGGCGTCATGAAGTTGCTTTCCCGCTTCATTGCCGAGGATGCCTCCCGACCATGGGCAAGGGGAATCCTGCTCCGTGACCAATCGGCATTCGCCACCAATAACGTCTGCTTGATCGAGTATTGGCTAGGGTATCATTTCCCTGCCCAGATCAACATACCGAAGGCCGCGGTCACCGAACTGCTTCGGATCAACGAAGAACCAATAGCCTTACAGGTTGCTGACAATAGCGTAACTTTTCACTTCAGCGGCGACCGCTGGTTGAGAACCCAAACGTACCCGACCGATTGGCCTGACCTTGGGAAGATTTTAGACATGCCAGCGGCCCTTGTTCCTGTGCCAGAAGGCTTGTGGCAAGGCCTTGAAGACCTCACGCCCTTCGCTGACGACTTGGAACGAGTGTTTATCAAGGACAACGCAATCGCCACTAGCCGAGCAGACGGCGGCGGTGCCGAGGTAGATCTTGCTGGGATCAATGTGCCAGCATGTTTCAGTCTCAAACAACTGCGCCTGCTCGAAGGCGTTGCCCTGTCGATTGACCTTTCCTCATACCCAGCGCCCTGTGCTTTCCGAGGGGAACGCATTAGAGGGGCAATTGTCGGGATGCTGGAGTAATGCTGCGCTACGGCGAACCGCCTTTTCTTGAATGCAGCGGAAAAGGTGATAAACGGTTTAGCGCGTTCTATGCCAGAATCAAAGCCGATAACAACCGCTCAATCGAAGAAATATATCAAGCGGCAAAATGCTTCGCCGACGGGCAGACAGGGTTACATTGGAAGGAAGCGAAAGGGCGACGGCCGACCAATGAAAACGAGACCCGCTTGATCTATTCTCAGTTGTGGGATTGGTACATTTTAAAAGAAAATCAACATTTGCTTGCCGTACTTAGAGCGGCGACCGGATTGTCTGATATCTTCGGGAAACAGGGTCACGCATGCCAAGCGACCGAACTTTGGAGAATACGCAATGGCCCGTTCTGATGTCTGCGGGTTTTTCTGGGACGACACACCACCACCAAAGCCGCCCAAGAAAGAAAAACCGAAGTGCATTCCGCCTGATCCCGTTTGGTTGAGTCCCGATTATCTTCCCGGGCTCGAACAGGCGTTAACCACTCGCCCTTCGTTATTCACTGATTTTGAACTGGGCCAAGCCGCAGCCGCTGAGGAGCGATTGGTGTGGGATATCGAATGCTATCCAAATTATTTCCTGGTCGCCTTCAAATCCGTTGAAAGCGGCAAGATCGTTTATTTTGAGATGGGCGAAGGTGAAACTTTAAATATATCCAAATTGCTTTGGGTTTTGCAATCTTTCATCATAGTCGACTTCAACGGGGATAAGTATGATGTTCCGATTGTTTCGATTGCCCTTACCGGACGTTCGCCCGCCGACCTGTTCATTGCTACAGATGCAATAATCAACGGCGGACGAGATGTCCGGCCGCACCACGTCCTCCGGCGTTTCAAAAGCAAACGAGTAAAAGTTAACCACATTGACCTATTCGAACTCGTCGCCCTGCACCCTTCGCTCAAGCTGCTCGCCGGTCGCCTGCATGCTAAAAGAATGCAAGACCTCCCCTTTGTTCCTGGAACATTTTTGAGCCCGGATCAGATCGCCATTACTCGCTGGTATTGTTTCAACGACCTAGACAACACCGAATTGCTGTACCGCGAATTGCTGCCAGATATCACGCTGCGGGAAAAGATGTCGGTCGAGTACGGTATTGATCTGCGCTCCCATTCCGATGCTCAGATCGCCGAGGCGGTGCTTTCTTCCGAGATCGCCAAGCTGACCGGTCAAGCCCGTTTGCCGCGCCCAACCGTGGCACCCGGAACGATGTATCGCTACCATGTACCCAAGTTCATCCAGTACAAGACCGAACTAATGAACTGGGTGCTATCTCGGGTCATGACGGCATGGTTTCAGGTCGGTAACAATGGAAGCATGCTCATGCCCGAGGAAATCAAGGGGCTGAAGATTCAGATCGGTAATGGCGTTTATCGGATGGGCGTTGGCGGGTTGCACAGTTCGGAAAAGCGTGCCGCCCATATTGCGGACGCCGACACCGTTCTGCTGGATCGGGACGTAGCTTCTTACTACCCGAGAATCATTCTCAACTGCCTACTCGCTCCTGCCCATCTGGGCGCGCCGTTCTTGAAAGCGTACAACCGACAAGTGAATGACCGGCTGGCGGCAAAACATGCTGGACAGACAACCATCGCCGATAGTCTTAAAATTGTGGTTAACGGTTCGTTCGGAAAGCTAGGCAGCATGTACTCGGTTTTATATTCGCCAGACCTTTTGATCCAAGTCACCATTACCGGCCAGTTGTCCCTGCTCATGCTCATTGAGCGGATCGAGTTGATCGGAATACCTGTGGTCAGTGCCAACACCGATGGAATTATCGTCAAGTGTCCGAAAGCGCGCCAAGATGAGTTGAATGCAATAATTGCTCAATGGGAAGCGGACACCGGCTTTGAAACTGAGGAAACGCGCTATCTGGGCGTTTTTTCCCGGGACGTTAATAACTACTTCGCCGTGAAACAGAAACGCGACAAAGCGACGGGAAACTGGCTTGCTGAGGCGAGTGGTTGCAAGGTGAAAGGCGTATATTCGGAACGCGGGTCAAGTCGAAACAGCATCCTAGCTAAAAACCCGACCTCCCAGATTTGCAGTGACGCGGTCGAGAAGATGTTGACCACAGGTATTCCGGTACATGAAACGATCTATGCTTGCCGAGATATCCGGCGTTTCTTTTCGGTGCGGACGGTCAAGGGCGGCGCCGTCAAGAACGGCGAATACCTGGGCAAGGCGATCCGCTGGTATTACGCGGTCGGGGAGCAGGGACATATTGTCTATGCGAAATCCGGCAACATGGTTCCCCGGTCGATTGGTGCGAAGCCCTGCATGGAACTGCCCGCTGAATTCCCGCTGGACATCAACTACGAATGGTACGAAGCCGAGGCCAACAAGATTTTGAAGCAGATAGGGTTCCTCAATGATGTCTTGTCCGAGGATGCGGACGAGGAAGACGAGGAAGACGACGTTGAGGAAGCCTGCAACTAGTTCATCACACATCCGCCGTCGCGCGCACCACGTTCGTGCCATCCGCATAGACGATGGCGCGCTTTCCGGCGGCAACGACAACGCCGGTTCCAGTCGCTCCGATGAACTGCAAGCCGAACCCACCCGTGGTGTTATTGAAGACCGTCCATTGCTGCGCGCCGAGCGGCAGCACGATGTTCCTCTGAACCGTCAGCGTTCCGGTGAATTCGAGAATCTCGTTCCGTTCCTCGTTGGCAGCAAGGGTTGTGTTGGCGTCCGTCATGGTTTTCGCAAGCCTGCCCGCTCGGCGGAAGGCTGTAAGGCGGTAGTCGTTATATGAAGTGACCGTCGAAACATCGGTCCAAACGAGGTACAGCGGAATCTTCCCCGGCGTCCACGCAGATGTGTTACTACTTATGACGCCGGCCCGTGTTGCTTCGATAAAATTCGCCACCGACGCGGTAAGCGCCAACGTGCCGTTGGCGATTTGTGCCAAGGCGGCATCAACCATGATCGTTCCGCCGTAGTATCCCCACGTCAGGCCGGACGTCGTCGATTGCCTGCGCCCAAACAATGTCGCCGGGCTGGCGGCGTCGAAGTAGGCGTTTGCAGTAACTTCCTTGCTGGCTTGGGATTGTGCGATAGAGTCAAAAGTGACTGTTGAATTGGACATGAGTTACCTCGTAATCGACGTTGTGAGCGGGTAGCCGCGCCCGACGGTTGCGGAGAGTTGATAAATCTTGACGTAGAGCGTTGCCTGATTGCTGCCGAAATCGGTGACCTGCTGTGCGCTGGTATAGGGTGTCGTGGCGCTGGCAAGGCTGGAGAATGTGCGCTTGAGCGTGGTATAGGCGCCGCTGCTGTATATCTCCACGTCGTAGAGTTCAGAGGCTTCTCCGAGCGAAGCATCAACCAGATCTCGCCAGGCGCCGCCGATGCGCGTGCGGCGAATCCAGGTCAGCGTCCAGTCGTTTGTTGTCGGGTGGCGGTTGCCGATCAGATACACCGGGCTCAACGGCTTGAGGTTCACTGCGGAATAGGTGAAGGCGACCTGGTCGGACGCGGAGGAACTGATCGCGCGGCCTGCCGTGACGGCCTGATAGGACCGCGCAAGGCCGATGCTATTGGTATTGGAGGTGAGGAAAGACAGCGACGTATCGAGCGCGATCACCGCATCGCCTAAAACATGCGTCGACATCGCCCACTCTGTCCCAGCCCTGCCGCGCAGCAGGTTGGTCAGCAAGTAGCTTCCATCCCCTTGCAGCGTGCAGGTCTGCGCAGCAATGATTTCCCACCGCCCATGCGCGCCATAGGCGAAGTGATTGGCGCCGTTGAACATGGATAACTCACTGACGCTGCTGGGCGCCGGACCATAAAAACTCACAGCGAGCGTACTGGCCTTGTCGATCAGATCGGTCCCGACCACGCCCAGCGCATTGGACGCCACACCCATGGTCGCACCGGGGGAAGATACCCCCTGAACATCCACCCAGGTCTGCCCGTTGTCATCGCTGCGAAACAGCACGCCGCCTGGCCAGCCCGCCAGATACCCCGTCATTGCCATGGGGAAACCCGCTGTGTTCAGATCGTCCGCCAGGGTCGGAATAT